ATTGTAATAAATTATTAGGATTTTATGAACATCATAATTGTAATTTTAAAGAGAATGATATATGTAAGTTATGTGGTATAAATTATAAACGTCATTCTATAGTTAACCATATGTTTTATATTATTCCGAAATGAACATATCATTAAAGTTAATATTATCATTATTAATTAAATATTGAACAATATATTTAACTTAAATTAATATATTATTAATAAATATTTATATATATTTTTATATATGAATTCTACATATTTTTGTACCAAACTCTTCCAATTTATTTTGGTTATTGTGATATACATCAAAAATGTACACAATGTCTATTTGATAAAATAATAATTCTTTATCCAAATAAAAATACAATATTAAAGAAATAAAATTATAGTTATATTAATAAATTAAGATCTAAGTATGAATTTATTTTTTAATAAATTCAATTAAATTAATTAATAATATATTTTTTAATTATAAATATTATATTTATAATTAAAAATTATTAAATTATGTTTAGAATTTAATAAAATAAATGTTTATTTAGGAATAAACATATCATCAAAATTAATATTATCATTATTAATTAAATCTTCAAATAAGCCTTCTTTATCAAATGGAATAAAAGTTGTTCTACCACCTGTTTCATTATCAATATATTCTGTACGTTTAAGTTTATCTGTATCCATCATAATATCAAAACAACCAGTACCACCTGGAAATACTTTACCAACCATAATATTTGATGAAACACTTAACATATTATCTGATTCATTAAATAGTGCTCCATTAATAAAATGATCCATTTGTCTTTCAAAACTGGTTCGTGCTAAGGTATCAATTTGTAATTTATTTAATCCATTTCTATCAATTGAAATAACAGTTCCAATATGTGTCATAAAATCAGTAAGTAAAGAGATATGTGATAAGTTAATACCTGATCCATTCGCAGCATACGTTGCAATTAATTCATCTTGTATAACTTTAGTTACAGCTTCAATACCATAATATTTATAAATACTATAAATATCATTTGTTGTAGTTCTAGTTTTATCAATACCTTTAATTGTATTAATTGTTTTAATATTAATACCACTGGTACTAATTACATATTCTTTATCAATTTGTACTGATTGATCTTTATTAAAATTAATCCTTCTTGAATGTGTCATATCAATATCTTCAATACCATTAATACCTTTAAGAATAATTTCATCTAATACAATTTTAAAAAATGTAGTTAAACTTGAATAAGTAAAGTCTTTCATTCTAAATCGAATATGTATAATATTATCATTATTACTTAAAATAGCAAGTTTATCAATGTTACTAATAATATTTTTATATGTTTTATTTTTAATATTTTTAACATCATCAAAATTTCTATACCAGAAAGTAATAAATTTTGTTTTAATATCAAGAAGACTTGATTCTTTATCCATCATTTTTTCAATATTAAGAACATATCTAAATACAAATGGTAATAATGATAGATCTTCTTTTTTATTATTAATAAAAAATGGATTGCTAACTTTATCATCTTTTAATAATTTTGAAAAATGATCATCTTTATTTGAATCATAAATAATTTCACCACTATTAATTAATTTACGTAATGTTAAATATTTAAAATATGATGAAATTTTATTAGCATGATGATCATATTTTTTGTCAACATACATTGTCATTATTGGTGTTTTAATTGATTTACTAAAACCTAGAATTTCTTCAATACGACCAACACCCATATTAGCAGATCCTTTACCAGCAATACCTGCACTATGTTTTGTATTAAGTGTCATTTGTGAAGTTGGTTCACCAATACTTTGAGCAGCAATAACACCAACCATTTCACCTGGTTCCACAAAACCTTTTATAATTGAAAGTTTAATAGTATTAACCATTTTATCAAAATCATTTTGTGATATTTTATAATTAAAAATAACTTTTTTAGGTGAAAGATATTCATATAATGAAACTTTTAATAAAAATTTATGAACTTCTTCATCTTTTTCTAATTGTGATGTCATTAAAATTTGTTCACTATTAATAATTTCATTAATTTTATCATAAATATATTCAGGTTTAATATTACTTTTATTACTACCTTTATAATCACTAATAATACGATTAAAATTAATTGGTGATGGAAATTCTTCTTCAATAACTTTATAATTATTTGTTGAAACAAAATAAATATCTCGAAGTTTATTTCTAAATTTGATATAAAGTTTTCTCATATTATCATTCATTTGTTTAATTTTATCACCTTTAATTTGTTTAATTTCATTTTGTGTAAATAATAAATTATCATCAATATCTTTATTACTCATATTAATTAATTTTAATTTAATAAAGGTTTGTTTAACAAGATTAATATTATTATTACCATATGCAAATTGAATAATACTATTATTAGCATGACGAACTAAACCATCATATCTAACAGATAAATCTTCAAGACTTTTAACAATACGTCTTTGAATATAACCTGTTTGTGCTGTTTTAAGAGCAGTATCAATAAGACCTTCACGTCCCGCCATAGTATTAAAATATAATTCATGTCCTGTTAAACCATCAAGAAAACGTGATTTAATAAAACCACGTGCCATTGGTGTATCATCATCTTGATGAAAAATAGGAAGTGATCGATTATTGACACGTTTACGAATACGTTTACCTTCAACATTAATTTGACCAATACAACCTGCTAATTGTGAAATTTGTAAAGTATTACCTTTAGATCCTGATTTGACTAAAGTATATAAGCCATTACTATCATTCATAGTTTCACTAATCATTTTTCCAATATTTGATGCAACACTATTAAGTTCCCCAGATTGTAATTCTTCTAATAGTTTTGGATTATAATTTTCTTTATCATTTTCAAATTGTGTTAATTGGTAAGTTGCAGATAATAATCGTGTATTAATAAAATTTTGAACTTTGTCATTTAATTCATCTGATATAACCATATCACCAAAACTAATAGTTAAACCTTTATTCATAAGATAATTAATAGCAAGTCTTTGTGTATTATCAATAAATTCTTGTGTTTCTCGCGGACCATACTTATCCCAAACATAATGAATTAAAGAATTTTTACTAGCTCCAATTTGTTTTTTATCAATAATACCAGATAATAATTTACCATTTTTAATATTAACTTTATTTGATGAATTAATATCTTCTGGAATAATAAATGAGAATAATTCTTTACCACTATATGATTTTGTTTTATCAATATTAAATTTTGTTTTAGATGTAGTAGTTGACAATAAATTTGAAACAACTTCAGAACTAATATTTTCATCTTGTGATAATAAATAAGATCCTACTACACTATCTTGAATACATCCTATAATTGGTCCACTATGTTTAGCACCAATAATTTGATATTTTACATTACAAATACGACTTAATTCATTTCTTGCTTGAATTGATTGTCCTAAGTGAATATTCATTTCGTCTCCATCAAACTGAATTTTACATGTTATTTCTAACATGAATAGACTATACCTTAAGCAATCTCTGGATGTTTAATCCATCATTGATCACCCACATCCGTTTCCTTTCTTTTATAATTATATAAAAGGGGCTCCAGTCGTTGAGGGAGAACCATACTCTAAACATAACAAGTTTAGGTTCTTTACCCGCGGATTGTCCAATCTCTAACATTATTACCATTGGGAACGGTTATTAACCGTGTTCCCCTAATATGTTTCCATAATAGGGTGGTAGTTAGAGCTCTAAGGAGGTTCCCGTCATTTTGAGATGTGTTGCTATATATTTAAAAAACAATATTTATAAACTGTTTTTAAATATATAACTAGGGAGTAACACGCTTTTCACGCTCCCTGTTGCTGACCTTATTGGAGGTTAATCAGCATTATATGGTCCACATACACTCGCATTCATACGAAATGAATTACAATCATCACGTTTGAGAACATGTATTCGGTGTCCCATCATAGAAGGTTTATGTAATGTTGGTTGACGATTAAAAAGTACATAATCACCATTCACAATTTGACGTTCAACCACATCGCCATAATTTAGTTTCACATTACCTTTTCTAAAACTTAAATCTATACGTTGATTGATTGGTTTACCATTAATATAAACTGTTTTTAATACATAGTTTGCACCAGGATAAGTAGTTGTACCATTTTTTACTAATTTTGTTAAATATTTAATATTTTGTGGTGTAACTTCTTCAGGAATAGTTAGTATTTTTGCAATTGTTAATGGTACTCCTAATTGATCAATATCAATATTTGGATCACCTGTAATAACAGAACGACCGGAAAAATCAACACGTTTACCCATAATATTATTTCGAACACGTCCATTTTTTCCTTTAATTCTTTCTGAAATAGATTTAAGTGGTGCACCACCTTTTACTTCAGATGATGGTAAACTAGAACTATTATCAAAATATGTTGCAATATTATATTGTAATAAATTATGTAAATCTTCAACTTTACCATTTTCTTTATTTAATTCATTTCTAACACGACTATTACTATTAATAATATTTGCAATTTTAATAGTTAATGTATCTTCACGTGTTGCAGATTGAGTAAAATTAACTTTTGCAGATGGTCTGATTGTAACTGGTGCAATTGGTATACGTTGTAAAATTAGATCATGTGGTCTATATTTTTCAATATCGAAACCAAGTAAGTAACAATCATTATCAGAAATATTACGTAAAATATTATAACATTCTCGTGGTGTAATATATTCTTTTACATTTCTATTATTTTCATCATTTGAATCCATTGTTAATTCAAAACTTATTTTAATAGATGCAGACTGTTTATTAACTTCTTTTTTTATTTTTGGTACTGGTGTACCACAATTATAACAATATTTAACATTTTTTACTAATTCTTTAATTTGTTTATATCTTTCTTTATTATTTTTATTATTAATTTTATTTAATAATTCTGGTGTTTTTTCAATTAGTATTTTTGAACATTTTCGACAAGTACTTTTTAAACAATAAATAACATGGTCTAGAAACCCATAATGAAAAATATTATCAGCTAATTCAGTATGTCCAAAATGCCCTGGACATTCATTACTATTTAAACCACATGTTAAACAATTAAGATAAATATCACATGTACCCATTCTAAGATCAACTAAACCATTTTTTTTTGGTTCATATCCATCATAAGAAAAAGGAATATTAATTCCAAATGGTTCATTTTTAACAGCAGAATAATTTTTAACATCATTATTACTAAATATTGTTAAATCAATACTATCAATTGATTTAATATCTTCAGTGTAAAATTTAGAGGAAGCAAACATTCTATAATGTATTATATTAGATATCTTTATATAATAATTAAAAATCAATTTTTATAAAATTTAAAATATATTTTCTCAAAATACAGATTAAATATTATTTTAGTATAAAGTAAATTAAAAACACTTGAATATAAATTAATTATAAGAACAATTAATTTTATGTAAAATTAATAATATTATATAAAATATAATATTATTTAAGTTGTTATAATTCTATAAATATAATTAAAAATTTATACTTCTTATATTAAATTTTATTTTTTATTAATCAATTTTAAATATCAAAGTATATTTTTATCATTATTACCCAAATTATGATATAAATAGAATATCTTGTAATATATAAATAATATTAATATTTTTTAGTTATAATATATATATATTTTTAAAGTTTATAACAATATTATTATAAGTAATATTTTAAATGATTATATATTTTTAAAGTTTATAACATTATTATTATAAATAATGTTTTAAATGATTATATGTTTTTAAATCATATTTACAATTTTTAAACTTAATATTTGATAAAATTTTTGAATATTTAATAATTATATAATATTTTTGTTCTGGGTAATCTAATTTATATTTATTTACAAAATCTTGTCGATATTTATAAGTTGTTAAACTTTCATCATCGAATTTTTCCATTAATTATTATTATAAATCATATAATGTTTATATATCAATTTTTATAAAATAAATCAAAGATTTATTTTATAAAGTTAATAAGGTTTATTGATTATTATATCTTTTGATACAATAAACAACATCCTTATCAATTTTTATTTTGGGGATAGAACAAGTTTTGATTTTTACAAGTGTATTACAAAGTATAATTCTTTCGTAAAAACAATCTGGACAATCAATTTTTATAACAAACCTTATTAACTTTTATTTTTAAAATAGAAAACAAAGTTTTATTATAGAACTAATTATGTACAATACTATAAATTTAAATAATATTTATATTCGTACAGTTTTATTTTAATTTATAAATATTTTTATATGAATATTATTCCATTATATAATATATATATTGATATTGGAGATAATCAATTTATTAATAATTTATATTATCAATATAATAACTATTATTATAATGATTATATTGATATTTATTTTGAAAATACTTTTATTAAAAAAGTATATGTTAAAAATATAAATAACACTTTTAATATAAATTATATTATTTTAAATAATACTATTTTGATTTATATTTATAATAAATTATTTTTATTTGATAAAATTATATTTAATATATCAGCTATTAATATTAAAAATATTGATTATGATATTGTTAAATATTATAAATTTAAATTAAATAAACTTTTAAATATTATAATAAATAAAAATTTACCACAAAATATTATTGATAATATTATTCAAAAAACAAATATTATTAATAATCAATTTATTTTATTATATCATATTCAAAAACTTAAAAAAACATTTTTAATTTAAATTTTTTAAATATAATATAAATACGAAATAGGTTAAGATTAATTATTTTCCATAATTAATTCTAATTCACTTTTTTTTACTTTAGTAAGACGATTTTTATATTCTTTTGTAATTACTCGTTCAGTACCATCTTGTTGTTTAATAGTATATTTAACTGGAGTATCAAGTGGAACACGTGCCCCACGATATGTATATACTTTATGAGAACTACCACGTGTTGATTCACGGATAGAAAATTCTAATTCAGGTTGTGCATTAGAATTATTTTTTTTACATGCTTTATAATAAGATGAAAGAGCTTTATTTGCTGCTTGATATGGTGTAAGACCTGTGAAACGACCTTCATAAGATTCACTTTGAGGAAGCATTACTTTAAAACTACGAGCACGGAATGTACGTTTAGTTTCAGTTTCAGTTACAACTTCAGTTTCTGCTTCAGTTACAACTTCAGTTTCTGCTTCAGTTACAACTGAAGTGTGTGTTTCTTGTACTGGTTCTGAATTTTTTGTTTTACGTGAACGATGTTTTGACTTTTTCAATGGAGTTACAACTGGTTCTGGAGTTACTGGTTCTTCTGGAGTTACTGGTTCTTCTGGAGTTACAACTAGTTCTTCTGGAGTAGTTGGGATAGGTACTGTTTTTTTTGTTTTACGTGAACGATGTTTTGACTTTTTCAATGGAGTGACAACTGATTCAACAGGGACAACAACTTGTTCAACAGGAGTGACAACTTGTTCAACAGGAGTGACAACTTGATTTTTTTTATTTTTATTTTTATTTTTATTTTTACGTGATTGACTTGGCATATATTTATTATATAAAATATTTCTTTAAATTTAAACTAACTTCATTTTTTGAAAGTTCGATTGTAACCAAAATTTTTTTTATATATTTAAATTATTTATATATTATAGGTTTGTTTAACTTTTATAAATTAAGTATAGTTATTCAAAATATATATTATTTTTGCGTCTATTAAAAAACATATTATATAAATTATTTTATAATGTATGAAGACATAAAAAAATATAAATTATATTTTTTACAAAAATGTTATGAAAATATATCAAAAACATTAATAAATTTAGAAAATCATATATTTAATTTAAAAAAATTAAACATAAATTATACTAAATATAATGAAAATATTTATAATTTAGTAAAAGATTTAAATACAGTTTATAATGAAGAAATAAATAATTATAATTTTGAAGAAAATCTTGGAAATAATATTAATATTAAAATGATTGATGAATATTATAATAATTTACCAAATCAATATTTTTTAAAAACAAAAAAAGAAATTAAAAAAATAGTAACTGAAATAGGAAATATTAATTTAATTGAAACCTTACAAATTGCTAGTTCTTGTAAATTTAATGAAGATATATTAAATTTAATAAATGAATTAAATCCAATTGTAATTCCATTAAATTGTAAAATATTTGAAAATGTAAATTCTGCTGATTTTTTTTGGAGAATACCAGCAAAATATAATAAAGAAGATTATTTAAAATTAATGAGAGAATTATGGATAAAAATACCAAATACGAATAAATTTTTAAAATTGGATATAATTTTTAAAATTGATTTTTTATCAAATAAAATAAAAACATGTCAATTAAATAGTAAATATTTATATAATAAAAAACAACAAATTATGAATGAATTATCAGATAGAAATATTAATATAAAATTTATAAAAGTATTTATGCGTCATAATTATTTAGGTAATATTTATTGTATACCAAATGATGAATATATTTTATATTTAATAAGATGTGAAAAAAAATATATTGAATATAAAAATACTAATTTTATAAATATTATGAAACAGTTTGTCGAAAATAATGAAAACTTAAATAAAATGTTTGAAATTATTTTCATTTTATTAATAAGTGAAGATGATGATATTAATGATATTGCTGGTTTACTTATTGGTTTAACACAAGAAAAAAAGAATATTTTTTATGATCTTTTATATAATAATTTAACATTTTTTTTACAATCAAAAATAAAAAAAAATAATAGTCATATTAAAGAATCTCAAAATAAATTAAAAAATATTACAATGGAAGATATTGATTATAAAAAACAATTATTATTAAATAAATATATACCAAATAATATTAAAAATTTAACATTAGAAAAAATAGAAGAAATGAAAAGTTATAATAATGATTATTATAAACAATTAACTTTTGTTAAACATATTTTAAATTATCCTTGGTTTTCAGATGATAGTAAATTTGAAAATCTTAAAAATAATAAAAATGAAATTAAAGATTATTTAATTAATATTGAAGATAAATTAAATAATACTTGTTATGGTCATGAAGATGCTAAAAAACTATTATTACAAATTATTGGTAAATGGATTAGTAATCCTGAAAGTAAAGGAACTAGTTTTGGTATGAGTGGACCACCAGGTGTTGGTAAAACTTTACTTGCAAAGAGTATAGGAAAAGCATTAGATATTCCTTTTGCTCAAATTACATTAGGAGGTCAAAATGATGGTGAATTATTACATGGTCATGGTTATACATATTCTGGTTCCCAACCAGGATTAATTATTAAAAAAATGGTTGAAATGGGCTCTTCTCGTTGTATTTTATATTTTGATGAATTAGATAAAGCTTGTAGTAAACATGGTAATATTAATGAAATTACATCTATTTTAATTCATTTAACAGATCCAAATATGAATAAATCATTCCAAGATCGATTTTTTCAAGGTATTGATTTTCCATTAGATAAAGTTATTATGATTTTTAGTTATAATGATGCATCAAAAGTAGATCCAATTTTATTAGATCGGATTAGAGAAATTAATGTTGATCCATATACATTAATTGATAAATTAAAAATATGTCGTGATTTTGTTATACCTGATTTATTAGATAGTATTAATATTAATATGAATATAAATATAAGTAATAATATGTTAGAATATATTATTAGTAATTATACAAATGAAGCAGGTGTTAGAGGTATTAAATCGAAATTGGAAGATGTTTTAATGAAATTAAATTTAGATCAATTATATGGTAATATTAGAAAAAATAAATTTATTTTAAATAAAAAGAAAATACATGAAATTTTAAAAGAACCGAAAATATTAGATAATACAATAAATAATATTCCTGCTATTGGTGTTATTAATGGATTATATGCAACGAATAATGGAGGTGGTGGGATAACTATAATTCAAATATATAAAAATATTGAACAATCATGTAATAATTTTGAAATTAAAATTACTGGAAAACAAGGTGATGTTATGAAAGAAAGTGTATATTGTTCTTTAACTGCTGCAATGGACTATTTAACACATAATCATACTAAATATAATATTGATAATATTGATACTTATTATAAAAAACATATAAAACATGGTTTTCATATACATGCCCCTGCTGGAGGAACACCAAAAGATGGTCCAAGTGCCGGGTGTACTTTTACATGTGCATTTATATCACGTATACTTAATAAATCAATTAAAAATGATATTGCGATGACTGGTGAAATTGATCTAATGGGTAATGTTACCAAAATTGGTGGATTAGAATTTAAATTACAAGGTGCTAAAAAAGCAGGTGTTAAAACTGTGTATGTATCTCATGAAAATGAAGATGATATTAAAAAAATTAAAAAAAAATATAAAAAATTAATTGATAATAATTTTAAAGTAATTACTGTTAAAAATATTCGTGATTATATTGATGATATTTTTATTTAATTGAGAACTTATATAAATTAATCAGTTTTAAGTATATATTTATTTTTTATCAATAACTCAAATAATTACTGTTAAAAATATTCGTGATTATATTGATGATATTTTTATTTAATTGAGAACTTATATAAATTAATCAGTTTTAAGTATATATTTATTTTTTATCAATAACTAAATTATTTTCCGTATATACTTTTTGTTCAATTGTCATTTTGTTCTTTTTTTCTAAAATTAAATTAGTAATTTCATTATTACAAATAATTTTTCGAAATGGATAAATTCTTCTATATGTTTTAGAAATAGTTACATCTGAAATTTTAAATACAGTTGAAATATCTTTACGGTTAATATTTAAATTATTTATATTAATTACCAATAATAAACATCCAGCAGCAACTGATGGAGGCTCGTGTGTTGCTGCTAAATCTAGTTTTTTTATATTTTCTGAAATTTCAATTGCTTTTTTAATATTATCTTGTTCAATATTTAATATTTTTCCAAAACGATTAATAAATTGTTGTGCACTAGATGATTTAAATTCAGGAAATAATTCTTGAATATTAACATAGTCCATAAATTTACGATATCCTCGGTTTACATGTTTAATATCAAGTGAATAAATATCTGCAATCTCTTTTGGACTACGTGGTTCACCTTCAACCTTACATGCATAATATACACATGCAGCAATCATAGAACGTCTATTAATACATCGCATAATTCGATTTTTTCCTTTTCGTGTACCTTTGTCATGTTTACAATCACTAATTTTTTTATAAAGAATTTTTGCAGTATCTACAATTTTTTGTGTAATACTATATTCTTTACATTTTCTTTGAATTTTTGTTAATTCGTCCATAAGACTTTTTTCTTTATATGGCATTTGACTTTGTCTTTGTAACATACTAATTTTACTAAATCCCTTTGTTTTAATATTCATACTTAAAGATGCTTGTGGGAAAAAATGACTAGTTGGTCTACCATAACTAGTACTACTATCATCTTTATCATAATTTGCATTTCTATCTAAAATATCTTTATTTACAACACCACATTCTTGACATACATTATACTTATTATTTTCGTCAAAAATTAAATCATTACTTCCACAACAAATACAAATATCTTCTATTTGTATATTATCATTTTCATCTACATTTATATCCATTAATAAATGATCAATATCATTATCTGACATATTTAAATATTTATCGAAAGAGTCCATAATTATATAAAGATATAAATATATCTTTATATAAATCAATTTTTATAAAGTTAATAAGATTTGTTGATTATCAATTTTTATTTTTAAGAGTTTCTATTTTACTAAAATAAGTTTTTTCAATCTGGATAATCAATTTTTATAAGATTTAATAATATAACTAAACTATTATAAAACACCTGTTTTGATTTTGGGTGATCCTACAATATGACTGGCATTAAATGGTGTATAATTTTCATTATATGGTATTGGTATTTCACCTCGAATATCATAAGAAGCATTTTTATTTGATTGTCCTTTAACATCAATACTATAAAAACGATCTGCTGCTGCCGCTAAAAGTAAATCTGTACCTTGAATATTTAATACACCGTCATCATCCTCAGAATTATCTTCTTTTTCCTTATAATCTTGATCAGTTGGGACATCTACTTTTAAATTATTTGGATCTGTAAAATTAACAGGTTGTACTGTATTCTGTGCTAAATTACTACTTTCTGATGGATCAAAATTTTCATGATTTTTATTTGTAAAAAGATCAGATTCAGATGTTGTTTCTGTTGTTTCTCCTATTGTTGGAGTATTTTCACATGATTTATTCATATTAATAATAACATATAAAAGTACAACACCTATAAGTACAAATACAAGAATGGATTTATTATCAGTATTATTATTTGGCATATAAATAAAGTTAGAAATTATTTTTATAATATTTTTATATAATTTCATCATCACTATTATCATAAAAGTCATATTTTATATTAATTATTATTAATTTTGGTTCAATAAAATTATTATTATTTTTAATATAATATATATTTATTCTGTCGTTTATAGATAATTCATAAAATGGTATATAATTATTTTCTGTATTTTTAATAACGATATTTAATTCACCATCAATTATTTTAATACGTAATTTATTATTTTCACAATCAATATAGTAATAATCTTTATCATAACTTATTTTAATAATTTGATCATAAATATTATTCATTAATTATATTATTATTATATACTTTTAAATAAAAAATCTATATATATTTATATGTCAAATTCAGAATCAGAAAATAATGTTCAACATAAAGTTACAAAAGAATTTAAAAATAATGTTTTAACATGGGTTGGTATTGATGATAAAATTAGAGAATCTCGAAAAAAAGTAAAAGAATTAAATCTTAAAAAGAAAGAGTTTGAAGAAAATATTTTAAAATATTTAACTGAAGTTGATGAAGAAAGTATAATGTTAATTGATGGCAAATTAAGTAAAGTTGTTTCTACAACTAAAGAATCATTAAAAAAAGAAAATATTCATTCTGCTTTAATTGAAATAACAGGCGATGCAAATAAAGCAATTATATTAACTGAACATATTTTAAAATCAAGGAAAGAAATAAAAAAAGTTAGACTTACTCGTACGTGTAAAAAGAAAAAATAAATAATTAATATTATTAAATACGATTTTTATAATGATTATATCCATTTTATTTTTAATTTTAATTTTTTCTATAAATTCTAATATTATTTTAAAAATTCAACATTAAAATGCTATTATACTCTTCTTCATAATATATAGACTCTTTAAAAATTTAATATTATTAATTGTTTCACATAATTCTAAATATAAATACTATTCAGATAAATAAAATCGTATATCTATTTTAATTATACTATTAAATAAATTTTTAATATCAAATTATTTAATTTATAAAAAATATAAAACTTAAATATATTAACTAAAATATTTATATAATTTGACACACTTATCATTAAACTAAACATAGTTATATAAAATTTGTATAATATAATAAACTTTAATTAGAACTTTATTATTATTTAATTTATAAAAAAATATAAAACCTAAATATATTAACTAAAATATTTATATAATTTGACAAACTCTCATTAAATTAAATTTTATTAATTTTATTAATTTTATGAATGAATATAATTAATACTAATTATTTTTTTTATTCATATAATATGTTAACATTATTATAGGTAAACTAATTGGATATACATATCCATATATATAACCTGTATAAGATGCTAAACCTGTGATTAAAACTTTACTTCCTAATTTTACTTCATTTGCATTAATATCATTAAAAACATAAAAACCACAATACATACTACTTAATGTTCCAACAATTGGTAAACTTTTTATAATAAGACTCATTAAAATAATAATTAAATGTTTTTAATTATTATTTTTATCAATTTTTATTTTAATTTTCAAATTAATTTTTACGAATGTATTTAAAGTATAATACTTCTATAAATATGATTTTGTCAATTTTTATGATTATTCATAAATACAATACTCAATAATTATTTTTCAATATATTGTAAATATAATTAAAATTAAAAATCTTAGATTTTATATTTATAATTCATTATAACAAGTACATTGAGCATAACCATCCCATATATTTCCACAATAATTACATTGATATAATCCATCTAAAACCCATTGATTTAAATAAACACAATTTTTATAATAATTATATCCATTTTTATTTTTAATTTTCTCTATAACTATATTTTGTACTAATTCTAATATTATTTTAAAATTATTTTTAAAATCTTTTTTCAACATAAAAATGCGATTATATTCTTCTTCATAATATATAGATTCCCAATCATAAAAATTATAAAATTCAATATTATTAATTGTTTCACATAATTCTAAATATAAATACCATTCAGGTAAATAAAATTGTGTATCTATTTTAATTATACTATTAAATAAATTTTTAATAATCATATAATTATAAATAAAATATATTTTTAATTCATAAAAAAAATTGATATATTTATATATAAATATTATATATAAATATATCTTAATGACAATACATCGTATTTTTTATAATGGAGAATGGTATTCATATGAACCACAAAAAAATAAAGTATATGTAATTTTACATGGTTTTAATGGTAATACTGAAATTTTAAAAGAGAATGGATTTGATGTTGAAGAAATATATCTAAAAGATTATGATAAATATCCTGAAAAAAATGATATTTGGACAGGTGATGATATTAATAGACAAAAACATAATTTAGCAACACTAGTTGATAATATAATTTTACCTCGTTTTATTGAATTAATTAATGCAGGACAAGGACCATCATTAGTTATTACTGGTTCACGAGGTGGACAAATTACTCTTTTACGATTATGGGAATATTGGAGGGGTAATTCAATTTGCTTAAATGGCGGGTGTCGAATATTAAAACAAAAATTAGAAAATGTTAATCTTGGCTTAATTACTTGTGGTAATGATTTTTTCGATACATCATCATTACAATATACAATTAAAACTTTTCAAGGTAAAGTTGATAATCTTATTATTTATCATAATAAAGAAGATAATCATGGTGTAAACTATTATAATGAAGCAATATTACACATAATTAATAAAATGTATAATTATGATGTAGAATTAGAAATTTCAGAACATGCAGTTTTATTTAAAGTTATTTAATTTATTAAAATTATTTATTATTTGTAACCTATTCTATTTGTCATCTTTATGATAAATCTATTGGTATAATATCAAATTTTTTACATAGTTAATTTTATTAATTTTAATTTTTGATTAAGTTTTATATATTTTGATTTATATTTTATATATTTATTATAATGGTCATCTTCTGGATCATCTTCTTGACCATCTTCTGGACCATCTTCTTGACCATCTTCATCTTCATCTTCTTTATTAATCAACTCACCTTTAAGGTTATAATAATATTGATTGACTAAATCAAATTTAATCTCTAACTGATTATCATTATCAAATACAAATGACATAATTAAATAATAATAATATATTTTATTGTCAATAGTAAAATATATAATTTTAAAATTGGCTGGTTTTTCATTAGAATTGGCTGGTTTTTCATTAGTAAATGATTTTTGTATATTTTCAAAATATACATTTGTTAAGTGTAGAAAATAATCATAATGATTAACCCTATTATACTTTGACCCCAACATTTCTCCAAACTCATTAAATATTTTATAATAAATAAATTTAAATCTATTATCTAAGTAAGAATTTTCTAAAAAAAATCGTATAAATTTTCCATAATCATCATATAATAATTGTTCCGCAGATGGTAAATAATGATTATATATAATCTCCTTACTACTAACTAACTTAATTTCACTAATAATTTCCCGGTTTAATGAATAATTAAACTCACCAAATATATTATATTGTAATACATTATATAAAGCATTTAATGGTAATAACATTGTTTGTGGGGGGGTTTTCATTACTTTTCTAATTCTAAAAGAATCATCTTTTCTTCTTCTGTTTCCACTAGGATCAATATACTCCTCATAAAAATGTGTACCATGATGTGTACCTATTATATAATAAAATATATTTTGATCATCTAAAATATAATATTTTTTTTCATCCTCATTGTACTCATTGTACCCAAATAATGTGGTAATATTTGTGTTATAATCTAAACCTAACATAGTTGAAATAATATTTCCCAGTAGTTTTTTTAGATCTTCGGTTCTATCATTTAAAAATTGTTTTATTTCATCATTTTCATAATCATTAAATGTATTATTAATAAACATTATTAAACTTATATAATCCATATGATTTGGATAAAATTTTATAAACTGAAACCTGTTTCTATAATTATCAAAATTAGAAATAAATTCTCTAAAATCTAACTTGCTATTTAAATCATCTAAAGCATTATCATTTAATTGTTCCCTCAAAAATTCAAAAAAGAAATAACAATAATCAAATAATAACAATAATATTTCATCATCTAACTTTATTAAATTGCCACTAGCATCATGTGATATTATTATAGACTGATTATCTTCAAAATGACTAATATTATAATATTTATTATAACCACCAAACATAATATCAATATATTGATCAGTATCATAATTAATATAATATATATGATCATCATATACGTCATAATCTTTTTTTATAAAATGTGATATATTATAACCACTTTTACGAAAGTAAATGTGATTTCTCATAAATGGATATTTATCGTCGCCATTTTCTCTATTAATTATACTCATTACATTATTAAAATTCGTGTGTTGAAAAAATGGTATACTTTTTGGTAAATTAATAGTTCTTCCAATGTTATAGTCTTTAGTATTGCCAACACTATTTCTATTTGTTTCACATACATATTCACTATTTAAGATATTCATTAATTTGGATGTAGTGGTACTAATTTCTACAATTCCACTTTGTGTGTGTAACTTATAATCATTATAAAAATTATTATAATAATCTTCTAAATTATATTCTGTTTTATCATGATAATCACTTGTACATGTTAATTCATATAATAAATCTATTAATATTTTATTATTAAAATATGATTTTCCTTCAAATCTATTAAATTTTGGAGTAAAAAATCCTTTTTTAATAAATGCAAAATAAAATTTAATTAAAATATTAATAAAATTCTTATTTATATATTCCTTATTCTTATTTATATATTCCTTTACGTTGGCATCTATTTTTAAACACTCTTTTATAAATTTGTCGTGATTTAATATAGGTTCTGTAGTATAATTATCGCGAATTGTGAAATTTGTATATAACCATATATAAAATTCCAAATCTGTGTTTGATAAACCTAAATTATTCCTCGAGATAAATAATTTAAATTGACCCAACTTATCTTGATCTTGTTCAATCATCTGTTGAATTTTATTTATACTTTCATATATAAGTAATATATCATCATGTTCTGATAAATGTAATTGTGTATTTTCTTTTGTTTTTCGATCTACTTTCTCTTGCTTTACAAATGCATAATAAAAGTTAATCAAAATATTAATTAAATTATCATCTATATATTGTTGATCATTATCATCAGCATTTGTTTTGACATGTTGTATAAATTCATTATAATTTATATTTTCTGTTTCAGCAGGAATTGATAAGTTTGTATATAACCATATATAAAAATCTTGTTGATTATTATTAAATTCACTTTCCAAGATAATATTTTGAAAATTTATAAACACCTTATTATTCTTATTATTCTCATTATTTTTATTATATTGTAATTTTTGTTGAATTTTAGATATACTTTCATATATAAGAGATATATTATAATGTTCCAAGGATGCATAATTTTGTTTTTTATAATATGTTAATTCAAAATCTGTATTTATAAAAACATCAGACATATTATTATTAAATTGACCACTTTTAATTGTAAATGCTTGAGATTGATAAGTAACACCAATAAACAATGGTTCAATATTATTTTGTCTTAGCCTAGTACAAAATGTTGGATATGATGTACCAAAATATGACTTAAATAACCGATCATGTGGTTGAATAGAAAAACGACCATCTTTACCAATATCTTCAAAATTTTTATAATCATTCTCAATTCCATTTTCCGAAACGATTTTGTCAACGAATTTGTCAAAGTCACGCTCATATTCATTTCCATAATTTGAATATTTTAACCAATTATGTAATCTCCGGCGAAAATTAATATTATCTATCTTCGCTTTTTCATCTTCATTATATCCGTGATTGAGTTCCATTTTTGTTTCATCGATAAATTGTTTTATTTCATCACCATATACATAATGATTGTTATAATAACCATCTATATCAATATGATCATCTTCACGTGGTACAACTCTTAAAACTGTTGTACCAGGACGTAAAATATCTAATGCTGGAAAAGAATCTTCTGTTCTAAATGTATTTATTGCAATATCTGAATAATATTCGTGTGTCTCTGTATTATAAGCACCTAAATAAATAAAACCTGTATAATCTAATTCTGAATGAAATTTAAAACCACTTTCATGATCACCATATTGTAATTTATTTAAAACATTTAATAGTAAAAAATCATCACGCATTCCTAATTCTCTTCGTTGATTTATTGTTATCTGTAAATTATTCATATTTAAAAAATTATTATAAATAATACTACCTCCTTTTTGATCTTTTTGATCTTTTTGATTTTTTTTTATCATATATAATCTATGATAAAAAAATTATTATAAATAATACTACCTCCTTTTTGATCTTTTTGATCTTTTTGATCTTTTTGATCTTTTTGATCTTTTTGATCTTTTTGATCTTTTTGATCTTTTTGATCTTTTTGATCTTTTTGATTTTTTTTTATCATATATAATCTATGATAAAAAAATTATTTAATATTATTTATTATTTACAAATTGTTTAAATTAATTTAATATATATTTATTAAATTTTTATTTTCTTAATATATTATATATTTATTAAGAATATTTATTTTCTTTAACCTTTATTTTTGACATAATATTTATACTCATTAATTCTTGAAATAATAATTTTGTACCATATGGTAAATTAACTTGTGATATTCTAGTATAATTATTACAAGGTTCACATACATAATAATTTTTATCTTTAACTTTACTAACAATCATACCACAATCATCACAAATATGAAATGTTTCTAAATCTGAACATTCAACTAATCTTTCTTTTAAAAATTGTCCAGCTCCATGGGCTAACATTGAATCTTTTTCCATCCAACCAATACGTAAACCACCCGCACGGGTTCTACCTTCTAAAGGTTGTCTAACAAGTGCCTGTTTTGGACCTCTTGCACGGCCATGAATTTTATCAAGAACCATATGTTTAAGTCTCATATAATATACAGGGCCAATAAAAATATGTGTTTCAATTTCTTGACCGGTAATACCACAATACATTTTTTCTGTACCATGTGGATTAAAACCTAATTTTTTCATTGTTTCTGGAATATCTTTAACATCGTAATTATTAAATGGTGTTGCATCAATAAATTTTCCTTCTTCTGCTCCAATTTTACCTGTAATAGTTTCAAGTAATTGTCCCATTGTCATACGTGTTGGAATTGAATGAGGATTCATAATTACATCAGGTATAATACCACTTTCAGTAAATGGCATATCTCTTTGTGGTAATGCAATACCAATCGTCCCCTTCTGACCAAAACGAGAGGCAAATTTATCAGCAATAATGGGGGTTCTTTCCATTCGAACACTAACATTCATTGTTTCATAACCTTCACTATTATAAAATTTATGAACACGATTAATTACTCCTGGTACATTATTTTTATAAATTTCTGAACTATCAGAATATACTTTATTATCTTTACCAGTTGGTAAAATAGGAGAAATTTTACCAATAATTGCATCATTATGCTCAATTTCTGTTTCTTCGGCTAATGAACCATCTTCTAATAATTTTTCGTAATTAGCACTTCTTATACCTGTAACTTTATTTCTATCAGGTTTAGTAAAAACATCATCTTGAGATGTAGATGGATTTTTAGTAACACTACTTGTATATGTTTTTAATGTGTCAACTCTAAAAATGCCTCTATCAATTGAGGCTTGATTAAAAATTAAACTATCTTCAATATTATAACCAGTATATGACATAATTGCGACAATAACATTTTCACCATTCGGTTGATTAATAAAATTATTATATTTCATACTTTCTGTAATGCAAAGTGGAATCTGTGGATGATATAAGACTTGGGCAATATCCATTCTATCTTTATAATTTGTTGCATATAATCCAATACCTTGTTTTACTTGTGAGAAATTAATAATATTTTGTTTAGCTTGATTATGATTTGCAAATGGGATACTACTTGCTAATGATCCGAGATTTGTCCATTTATCAAATTGACAATGTGTATAATTATTATATCTATAATCACCATATCTATTAATTACTTGTGTATCATTTATAATTTTTCTATTTTTATTTCGAATACTATCATTCATAAAATTAATATCTTCAGCAATCATTATATGTTTACTACTATCAATATCTTCATAACTAACAATATTATTATATTTATTTGTTAAAATTTTCCATCCTTTTGTATTACTTTTATCATTTAATAATAAAGTTGCTTCTTTCATAATTTCAGGAGTAATACATAATTTATTATTTTTAACATTTAATAATGGTCTAATTAATCGACCACCATCAAAATAAATATTAATTTCTTTTTCATTATAATTAAGAACAATTGTTGTATAACTATCAATAATTCCCTGTTGTTTTTTTTCAATTAAAAAAGAATAAAGTTCTGCTAAATTTTTTGTAATACTATACCATTCACCACATAAAAACAATTTACCCCATTCATTCATTTCTAATGGATTTATATCATATGGATGTTTAATAACATAATTTTGTTTAAATTCTTTTACTAATTCAATAATAATATCTTTTTGATAAATATTTTGTGTAGTAATAGTTGCCATCATTGCTAAACTTTTATTAATACCAATTTTTTGACCTTCTGGTGTTTGTACTGGACATATATAACCAAATGATAATGAATTAACATGTCGAATACTTGTAATTTTAGCGGTTGCATCTTCTAAACTTGGAGACATAACTTTTCTTAAATTATTTAATACAAGTGCCCAACTAGTTCTTAACATTGATTGTGCAACACCTTTTTTAGGTTTATTCATTCCCCAAATACCAGTTGCCATTGCTTTTTTAATACTTTCTTCAATTACTTCTTGTTTAATTTGATTAACAACAATAATCGGATTATCATCAGAATTATTTTTCTTTTTAAAATTCATACCAATTTCTGATAACATTTTTTTCCAACTTTGTCTAAATAATTGTCCAATTAAAACTCCCGGTGTTTCAACACGTTTATTATCATAATTATCACGATCATCTAATGGTCTTCTACCCAACATTGTATTTAATAATTTATTAATCATTAATCCTAAAAATCTAATATTTTTATTAATATCATTTCCTAAATGTGGGAAAAAGTCTTTTGTTAAAACTTTATTTAAATATATTTTTTTTTGAATAATTGCAATTTCTTCATCATTTTGTGATATTCTTTTATTACGTTTTAATTTGGTAATAAGATAATTAATTGCTTCTTCTTTTGTTTTAATTTGTTCACCCTTATCATTAACACTGTTATTAATACTATCACGTAAAAGATTAATCATTTTAACATCATTAATATTATATGTAATATTTGAAATAATATCTTTATCACTTTCTATTCCCATTGCTCTAAATAATACAAAAATTGGAATATCAACTAATTGTGCATTATAAATAGAAATACATATATGACCTCTCTTTTTATTCTTAATATTAATAATTTGTAAATTATCAGACCAATTATTATCTTTTGAATTAATTTGTGTTGTATATTCATATCCACCATCAAAACTCGAATCAGATTTATTAAAAACTAAAATTTTATTATCAATCATTTGTTCAATTGAAATAATAACTTTTTCTTTACCTTTAACAATAAAATATCCACCGGGGTCATATTTACATTCACCTAATAAATCTTTTTTAATTGTTGTTGTACAAAAATCAGATTTAACCATAATTGGAATACTTCCAATTTCAACCTTTTCGTGAATATCACCAACTTCTTTAATTATTACATCACCAGTAATAAAATCTTCTTTTTTAATGATTTGTATAACATCTGCAACAATTGTACCTGAATATTTTAAATGTTTTTTTCTAGCTTCCATTGGTGATAATAATTCATTTGAATTTGGTTTTGTTGGTGGTTTAATACTAATATTACTACATTTAAATCCATGTAAATATAATGCATCATTACTAACACTCTCATAAAAATAATTTTTTGTTATATCTAGTGATTGGGGAATGATCTCATTTACTAATTGGTAAAAACTACCAAATAAATGTTGATATAATATTCTTGGTTGTTTAAAATATAATTGTTTTAATATATCAATATCTTTTTGAGTATATTCTTCTGTCATATATATATATATAATTATATTAATTTTAAATATTTATTATCAATTTTTATAAAACAAATCAAATATTTATTTTATAAATCTTATCAATTTTTATGACTTATAATAATATATCTTAACTGTCGATTTATAAAGTTAAACATATTTATCAAAACAAGTTTGATTGCTTTGATTTTTATAAACTCTTCTTTAAAAAAATGTTTATATTATAATATAATGTTTAAAGTATGGTATCATTATAAAAAAGATGACTGGTCTATTAATGGCTATAAATCATTTTATACAATTAATAATGAAATTGAATTTTGGAAATTATATAATAATTGGGATAAATTAGGTGGAATTTTAAATAAACATTTTTTTATAATGAGAGATAATATTAAACCAATATGGGAAGATGATGATAATAAAAATGGAGGATGTTGGTCTTTTAAAATTTTTCAAAACCAAGCAAATGAGTTATGGGAAGATTTATCTACTTTATTTGTTGTAAATAAATTACTTGAAAATAATGAATGTACGGGTATTTCTATTTGTATAAAAAAAAATAATTATTGTGTTATAAAAATATGGAATAATAATTCTACTAATAATAGTATTAAATTTATTAACAAAGATATATTAAAAAAATGGGGAACAGAAATTATTTATATTAGTCATAATAATTAAAACTAAATAATTTATTTATATATGATAATTATTAAAAAATCGAATTAATATATTATTATATTATAAAAATATGGAATAATAATTCTATTAATAATAGTATTAAATTTATTAACAAAGATATATTAAAAAAATGGGGAATAGAAATTAGTTATAATAATTAAAACTAAAAGATTTAATAATAACAATTATTATTAAATCTTAATTTATTGATTTATATATGATAATTATTAAAAGTTAAATTAATATAAATCATTTTCTTTTGTTGGTGATAATGTAAATTTCAATTCTCCCAATGTTGATACAGAATATTTAATTACAAGTGGATATTCATTTTTCAAACAAAGTAATACTCTTGTACATAAACTTGTACATTTTGTAAAAGTAGTTAAATATTTTAATTCAAATGTTCCTTGAAAAATTTCTTCATCAATAAATTGACTTTTTGTAATTACAATACCATTTGTATAAGGATTTAATTGAAAATTTAAAACTCCAATATCACCTTTACTTGAAAAAAATAAATTATCTTCAGTGCATTTTATTTCCATTTTATCGATATGTGCACCATTCATATCTTTACAGTTTTTTTGAAATTCGGATGTATCAATACTGACACTATATGCAAATTCAATATCGTCAATTTCATAATTAATATCTTCTAAATCCATTAGATTAATTTTAAAAATTTTTTTTTCTTTTGGATTTTCTAAAATCATAACTAATCGATTTATATCATTTTCATCAATCCTCCATGTCATAATATCATAGGTATTCATACATTTTAAACATTTTAAAAGATTACTAACTGTAATACCAATTGAAATTTTACTTTTTTCAGAATTATATTCATAATGTTCAAATTGATTTGCATCTAATTTACAATGAATTAATAAACTATTTGTTTTATTTAATTCTTGGATAATTACACCACCGATTTTATTATCAACGGTTGGTGGATAAAATCGAATTGTACACTCTGTAACTAAATTGTTAAGTGTTTCGAATAAAGTTTTAATATGTGTTGTTTGTCCTGTTTGTAGTTCAAATAATGGCGCCATTATAGTTAATATAATAATAATACTTTAATTATATTTTAAATCAATTTTTATAAAATAAATCTTTGAATTATTTTATAAAGTTAATAAGGTTTGTTGGTTATTATATTAAAGATACAATAAACAATATCCTTATCAATTTTTATTTTGAGATAGAAAACTTAGTTTTCTTATCTTGTCAAAACTAAGTTTTTCAATCTGAATAATCAATTTTTATAAAAAGTTTCACATAAGTGAATTATTTTATAAAGTTAATAAAGTTTGTTGATTATTGTCAATTTTTGTTAACATAATATTCTATAATTTTATTTTATTTAAATTTGAATGAAAAATGATCTAAATTAGTTATTTACAACAACACCATATGTATATGAACCTTTACGTGTATTAAGTTCAACATATGGTGATAAATAGGCATAAAAAGTTGGTATAAAAATACTATCTAAAGCATAAACTAATGGATCATAATAAAGATAACTAATTGGAGAAGAAGTAACAGGAACAGTTACTATAGCATCTCTATAAAAATCTTCTTCTTCTGTATCTTCAATTCTATTTACTAAATCTTCTGATGAATTACTACGTGATTTACGTTTAGATTTATGTTTAGATGTACGTTTAGATTTACGTTTAGATGAATTACTACGTGATTTACGTTTAGATGAATTACTACGTGATTTATGTTTAGATGAATTACTACGTGATTTATGTTTTTTTTTAATACTTCTATTGAACCGACCTTTAAATGCTTTAAAATTATCTAAATAATTATCAATAACACTTTCATTATTTTTAAGTGTATATGGTTTAATAGAATAATTTACATTTTCTTTTTTTTTATTTTCTGTTACTTCAAAATGATAAAACTTTTTACCACCACCTTTTTGAATAGTAAAATAAAATTTTGGAACATTATTATTAAAATGTTCTGATAACGAACCATAAAATTCTTTAGCAGCATTTAAAGAATTTTTAGATTTAATTTTAGTTTGAAAATCTCCTTTAATATAAGGATTAACAAGTTTATAAGAATTTGACATATAATATAATTTATAAATTAATTTTTTATAAATTAAATTTAACATATTTTAATTATTTTTTTATTAATAACTTTTTTTAATTTATTTGATAATATTTCTAAACTTTCTTTTTTATAATTAAAATTACAATTATGAGTTTCTGGAAATTTACATTTTAAACAATATATATTATCACATTTACATATAAATGTAATTAAACTTAATTTTTTATTACAACATACACAACGTAATTTTGTCATATTATAATAAATAGATTATTTTTAAATTAAATTATTCAATTTTTTGAAAAACATAATATCTATTTAAAAATGAGAAATTTTTACTTTCTTTATCCGGTCCTTTTAAATCTTCATAAAAATTACCAACTTTTTGATAAAATTTTTTATTATTTGGATTTTCTTCATATTGAATTACATTTTGAAAATATGGTTTATTTATAATATATAGATTTTCAAATAAATCAGTTTCAATTAATCTACATCCTGCTTTTTTCATTGTTTTAACCATTAGTTCTTTTGTAACTAAATATTCTTGAATATATTTACCTTCATCATTAATCCAACTCTGATGAACATCAATAGCTTGACCTATATTATTTTGTAAATCACCATCATATTTTTTAATAATTTCATATAATATTTGTCGATTACCATCTTCATCAGTATAGGTACTTGTAATTTTACTGTTATTAAAACTATTATGAACACGATTAGCATCAAACATTGTAATTAACATATAACCATCTTTTTTTAAAAAAGATTTAATATTATATATTAAGTTATCAATACTATTTTTATTAGCAAATAAATAATGAATAACAAATTGTGAATTTAAAATATCGAATTTTTTATTCTTTGTAAAAATTTTTTTAATTAAATTTTTATTTTCATCAGATAATGATACAAGTGCTTTTTCTTGATCTTGTACAGTTAATTTTACACCACCATCTGCTTGTAAAAATGAGACTTTACCAAATCCTGGATATTTTTTTTTAAAATATTTAAATCTACTAATAGCTCCATCAGTAGCACTATAAATACCTTCATAATCAACATCAAAACCAACATATTCACTAACACGGGCATGAAATGATTTTAAAATATCTCCACCACGACCACATCCAATATCTAACATTGATTGTCTATTTTCTTTACCTTCAATTGTATTTCTAATTGGACTTGCATATGTATAAATAATAATAGATTTCAACCAATTATGAAATTCTCTCATTTTTTTAATAAGATTTGTTACTTTTTGATAATATTTATCTTGTTGACGCTGTGAAATAATAACACTACTATCTAATCTTGATTTTAAAATATTCATTTGTAATCCATATGTTTTCGGATTAGCTAGATTTGCTATTTCATTAATAGTAATTGCTTCTTTAATTGATTTCCATACTTTTTCAGCAACTGTTTTATAATTACCATATTTTTTTTTATTACGAATAATACTCTCGGTTTTATCCCATCTTGTTCTTAAAATTGACCATTTATATTTATGAGGCAAGTTCGATTCAGTATTATATACAACTTCAATAACTGTATTAGATTGAACTATATTTCCTTCAATATCTCGAACTTGACCATTTATAATTGGAAATAAAGCTATATTATTTTCTAAATATGGCATGAATTCAACTGGTTTTTCACTTGAACCAATACGTTCACCAACAAATAAATTTGTAATACGATAATCTTGATCATTATTATTTGGTAATGAATTATCATAAATATCTAAATATTGACCATTGTCAAGATTTTTATCAAAAGTAATATAAAAATCAATACTATTTAAATGTGGTGGTTTATATTTATAAGTTGGTAATTTTTGTTGTTTCATATCACGAGTATATTTTTGATTCATTCCAGTATAAATAATTCCATCAAGACTATATGGACATTTTACTTTAGAATTTTTTGTAATATTTATCCATAATAATTCTGAAAATAAAAATACTTCACTATTATTACCACCAGATGGATAAAAATGTAATTTAGGATGAAATACATAATTTTGATTATTTTCAATTAAATTATCAAGATTATCATAAAATTTAATAATTTCATTAATATAATGTTTTTTAATATTTTCAAGATTAAATTTATCTGTATATTCTTTAATTTTATAAAATTTATTTTTTGGAAAAATTTTCTCAAATACTTTATAAATATAATCAATACGGATTTTAAGATTTGATTCATCTCTTATATCTTTTCCATCATAATATAAACAATCAAAACCCATAAAAATAAATTTATTATCTTTACCCATAAAATATTCACCTTCAATAATAGTATCTTTAATTGATATATTAGTTTTACCAATTGTTGTAACATTTAAGTTATTATCAAGTAAATATATATTATTATTATTAATAAATAATTGATATTTATCACCATCCGCTTTATCTGTAACTGCATACTTATTTGGAATATAATCAATAAAATGTTGTACTTCTGAAGATACTGGTTGCATTGTATAAATATTATTAAAATTTAAATTATCACTACCATAAACAAGATTTTTATAATTAATAATAATTTGTTCTTTATCACTATTTTTTATTAATATATTATTATTAACTAAAATTTTTTTAATAATTTCAATTTCATTTAATAACATTTTAATATATTTTTGTTCATTATTTGGTAAAGAATAATCAATTTCTAATTCATATATTTTACCTGTAGAATTTAATTTACTAACATTTTCTGCAGAACGTACAATTGTCATATCAATATTAATATTTTTTTCTAATTCTAAACTTAATCTATTTTTATATCTAAAAATAATATTTTCTGCCTGAGATAATGGTAATTTTAATAAATTTAATTTAATTTCATCTTCAACTGTTACTTCTTTACTTAATCTAAAACGAATATCATGATTATCAATATCAATAATATTATTATTATCTTTTTCTTTTTTCATTAATTCATATCCCTCTTTATCTAAATATTGAGAAATAAAAATAGACATAATCATATTATTTTCACGTTGATGTACAAGACTTAAAAAATTATTAATATTTTCTTGACCATAAATTGTTCCTCTAAAAATATTTTTAGGATCACCACTATATGCAATATCAAGGCTGACTATTTCTTTTAATTTTAATTTATTCTTAACATTTTTATATTTAAGATATTTCATAACATCCATAAAACTATGTAAACTTAATGGATTATAACTTTTGTAATTATTAAACATAATTTCAAATTCTGTATTTTCTCCAACTTTTTTGAATAAATTATTTATTTGTTGATTTTCATTTGGTGTAAACATCATTAATTATATAAATATACATATATTTATATAATTATTTTAATCAATTTTTTTATATCTAATATAATTTAATGAATTATTCTGAATATATTAAATTTTTAAATAAAAAAAATATTAATTTATTTGATTATGATGCTCGTATTTCTTATCATCAAATTTTTAATAATTATAATAAAAATGAACAAAGTGGTGGTGGTGGTACCACAAATATTTTATATAATAAAAATATAAATGAATTAAAATTAATTATAAATATTGCTACGTCTAGTAACCCTCAATATCTTTATTCGTTATTATAATATGGAAAATTATTATGAAATTTTAAATGTTTCACAACAAGCAACTATTGAAGATATAAAACAAGCATATAATAATCATATTAATCGTTTCAAAAGATTGCCATTTTTAACAAATAAAATGAATAATGAAGTTAAAAAATATAAAAAAGCATTATATGTATTATCTGATTATCATAAAAGAAAAATATATGATAAACAATTTGAAGAAACACAAATTCAACAACAAGATTTTGATCCACGTAATTTTCATTTTGTGTCAACTAATTATATTAATAATAATCAACAAATTAATGAAAGAATATTTGGTAATATTTTTAAAAATTAAATATAATATTTATATTTATCTTTAAAAATATTTACTTAATTTAAAAAATTAAATCTTTTTTAAATTAATGATAATAACTTTTGAGTTATTAAATGATATTATAGATGATAATATTATTGAAATAAATGTTAACACAAAATTAAATAATGTTTTAGATTTAAAATTATATTTAAAAAAAAAATATAATTTTAAAAATATTTCGATTTATGAAAATAATATTAAATTAAATAATATATTTAATAAATGGAATAAAAAGAATAATTATTATATTTATATTGAAAATGATATATTTATATTTTTTCAAATAAATAATAAAATAACACCATACTTTAATATTAATACATCAATCCAAGTTGTTAAAGATTTGTTATCAATTGATAATATATATTTTAATAATATTAAATTAAATAATAATAAAACATTGTCTGATTATAATATTAATAATAATGATAAATTATCAACTCATGTAGTTTCATTTATTTCTTGTGATATATGATGATTACGATTACGATTATAACGATAATGTGTACCACTAACACCACATTCAAGTGTAAATTGTTTTGTTTCTTCAGTCATAAGACTATCAAACCCTTCTTTTGTATCAAAAGTCATTTCACCTGATCCAACATATTCATTATTTTTTCGATATAGTTTATAATAAAGTACATTATATCCATTCTTACTAACAAAATCAGTATGTTGTGTTTTTATAGTATTATATTCAATATTATTTGTTAAATCAGTCATTTTAAAAAATATACGATAATATGCAAATTTTATACGAACTGTTTGTCCTAGTTCTTTACGTAAATTATGTAAAGCAGTTAAACTATGTGGTACATCATCAAAAGTTAAAAATACAGAATTACTTTTTTCAACTATATGATGGTATTTTAATCCTTCAAGACTAAATGCCATTGGATCGAATTTTGTTGGTTCATTAAATTTAATTAATATTGTTCTTCCAGCCTTGCGAATAAAGTTTTTATTTCTTTGTTCTGTTGTCATCTTATTATATTTAATCAATTATTTCTTTAAATAATATGAAGAAAATTATTATAATGAAATTATTATTTTTTAATTATTAATTCTGTTATTTTAATTGAATCATTTAATTCTAAAAAATAACTATAAGCATAATTAAAAAATTTAAATTTATTTATATAATAATTAAAATTATTTAATTTTATTTTATTTAATTTATTTTTTTTATAATATGTATCATAATTATTAATAATTTTAATATAAATAATTAATTTAATTAACATTGTCCAAAATTTTTTAAAATAATTTATTTTATATAAAATATTATATTTTATTTTTGTGTAGTCAACAATTTTATAATAATCAACTAAATTTATATCATTATATTTAAACATATTAAATTTATTTAATATATCTGTTTGTTTTTTTATAAAATTATTATTTTTTATTATAAATATAATACTTGTTATTTGAGGTAATACATTTTCATATAAATTATTTTTAGGAAAAGACATATATAAGCGTGGTAAATATACAACATCATATGCTGAATATAATGTTAATTCTTTTGACATTTTTTTAATATTAATTTTAATTTTATAAACTGGTCCCATTTTTTCTTCATTTTCTAATAAATAATTAAATTTATTTTTATTAATAACTTTTTGATTTAATAATAAATAATAAATTTTACATTTATTTTTTATATTATTATTTTCAATATTATAATACTCACATAAATATTTTGTATCAAATAATTTTTTACAAAATAAATATTGTTCATTTTTTGTTATAAAAATATTATTAAATAAATATGGAATATCTAAACTTTCTCCACCATGTAAAATAACCATTTCATTTATTAAAAGTTTTTTTAATATTTTTATTTCTGTATTATTTAAATCTGGTGGATAAAACATAAATATTGTTTTAGTTTTATTTATTTCTAAATTTATTTGAAATAATGCTATTTTTCTATGATTTCTTATACGATTAAATTCAAAATCAATTCCAATATATTTATTATCTTTTATTTTCATAAATGTTATAAAATAATCAATCATTTTATTGATATTTTCTTTATTATTACAAATAATTGTATTATATTCTTCAATTAACATTAAGTATTAATAGAAATTTTATTTAAAAAAATAAAATAATAATTATTAATGGCGAATATTAAAAATATCTTAAACTTATCATTTATTAATAATAGTAATAATAATTGTATAATTGTTAATGAGAAAATTTATAATTATAATTATAAATTTTCTCTTATTAATGAAAATGAAATTATAGATGTTGAATTACCATTAAATAATATTGATTTAATTAATAAATATAAAGATATTATTTACAAAAATAGTGAATTGGCAACATATGGTTATAAATATGAAGAAATATATGATGAAAATTTTAGAAAAGCAATGAGATTATTAAAAAATAATTATATATTTAATTTAAATGAATTAAATGATATTAAATTAAAAATAAAACAAAAATTAAAATGTAATATAAAACTACAACATAATAAAATTAATATATATCAAAAAGGTGGTTTTTTTAAATCACATGTTGATACACCAGTAGATAATATAATGGGTACATTAGTACTCGTTTTACCAACATATTTTAAAGGTGGGTCACTAACAATAAATAACTCTAATTATCAATTTAATAAATCAGACCAATCAGAACAATTTGATAATTGTATTAATTATATTGCGTTTTATGGAGATATTCCACATAATGTTAATTTAGTTGAAGATGGTTTACGAATTACTGTAACATATGATATTATTAATATAGATCCTATGAATGAATTTAATATTAATAAAGTAAAAAATAATATTGTTATTATTGAAAATGATATTAATAATCATGAAAATATTATGGAAATATATAAAACTGAAATTGATAAATTCACTACATTATCAAATGATACTGAAAAAATAATTAATGAGAATAAAATTAAATTAAATGATTTAAATAAAAAATTAAAACAATATAATGATAAAGAAATTAATAATAAAGAACTTAGTGATTATGATAATACATCTAATTATTTAAATCCTGATATGATAATTAAAACACCATATGGTAATATGGAATTAAAATTTATTAATCTTGCTTATTGTTGTGAAAATTTATATACACAATGTAATTTTAAATTATTAAAAGGTAATGATAAAAATATATATGAAGAATTTAAATTAAAAGGTTTTGATATTACAATGAACCTTTTTACTTTGATACAAACAAGTGGTGATTGTGTTGAATGGTATTATCAAAGTGATGATGATGAATATGAAAATACAATTGAATATTGTAGTAATAAAGATTGTAAAAATATTGCAATGTATTATTTTAGTGACGATAACTATAATGATTATTTTTATTGTACAAATTGTATAATGACATTTAATGATAAAGATATTTATAGTTTTTATTCTGATAATTTTAATAATAATTATAATAAGTATTATTGGTTAAATAATATAAAATATACAGATATTGATTATGATGATGATCATATATTTGGTAATTCTCCGGGACAACCATGTATGCGATATCAATCTTATGTATTATATTTTAAATTAAAAATATTAACTTAATAATCTTAAAAATACATTTTTTCTTATTATAGACAATCCATTTTTATAAAATAAATCAAAGATTTATTTTATAAAGTTAATAAACAAATAAACAACATCATTGTCAATTTTTATTTTGATTTTAACGAGTGTTCTATTTCGTAAACATGGTTGCCATATTTATACTTGTTTTAATGTAGCACTTAATGTAATACGGGTATTAGTATCTGATGGGACGGCTGATATATATAATGAATCATATCGTGTCATAACTTTCATATCTTCTTCTGTAAATTTAATATTTAGTCCATTTTTATCAACATATAATGTTCTTAATAAATAACCATAGAATGTTGGTATAGATGTTATAACTGTATCAATTCCGACATAATAATCAAACATTGTAATACCTATTTGATTACGAAATATACTAAATAAATCAGTACCTGTTATTTCACCATATTCTTTAGTTGTATTTGTATCAATATTATGAATTGTATGTAGATATATTTTAACTTCAATTATATCATCATAATTATAATTATTATTATTATAAACTGCATTCAATTCAACTAATTTGAAAATATTATTAATATTATTATAAATTGAATACATTTGACTTAATTTAATTGCTAAAACTACTCGTTCTGTTGAAGTACTTAAAGTAACAGGTGTAATACCTGTTCCAATACTTACAATTGTTTTATTATTATTATTTTTATTTTTTTCTAAATATGATGAACAATCTAATAATACCATATTAATTATTCCTGGTAAACTATCTTGGGTTATTGTTGCACCAGTTGTTGACATTTGATATAATATTGGTAAATATGGTGTCTCAATATATTGTGATGCAATATTTAAATCAGATATTATAAATTGATGGGCATAATAAATAATACCATCAATATTAAAACCAACGCGAACACGACCTGAACCATATTCTTCATCAATAATTATATACATATTATTATCAATAGAAGTAAAATTAATTGTTTTACCAGATGGACCAGATCCATCAAATATATCTATATTCCAAGATGATTGTACTATTTTTGTAACTGTTGTTTGACTATGTTTTAATGCAAAATAATATGTTACTGTTGAATTATCAACAGCTATTTCAAAATAAATACCACTTACAATTATTTTTTGGTAATAATTTATATCATTTGGATCAACAACTGTACTTATTAATCCTGTTCTAAAATATATTATATCGTTAACTGCTATTACAATATTACTATAATTTAAAAAAGGTACTAATCCTATTTTCGTTAATCTTGAACATCCAGCTTCATATTTCATATACATTTTTGTTTCTTCTGTTATTGTAAAGCTATCTGTATATCCTGGTGCATTTTGCATAATTTTATAATTATTTAATTCATTATAAGTTATAGTTGGTAAATTTATTCCATCTGTACTATATTGTGTTGTTATCCAATCATTACTAACAAGTAACATATTATCTTCTTGTGATGGAATATAACTAAATATTTGCTCATTATTACTTATTCTCAATCTTCCTGTTGAATCAGTTGTCATATAATAAATACTATAAAAATATTATTATTCATAATAATATTTTATATTTAAATAGATTATATTTAAATAATATGAATGTGGTTAATATTTTAAGTTAATTAAATAGTTCTTTTTAATATTTTTATATCTATTTTTATTTAATGACAACTATAAAAAATTTCAAAGTATTAGATACTACAACAAGTGGTAATACTGCTGGTATTATGTTAATATCTGGACGTAAAACTACAGATGAATTAAATAATATTTCATCACAATATAATTTAAAAAATAATTTAATAAATTTAATACCTGTTAGTGGTACTCCATCATCTATTAATAATAGTAATTTTAAAAATATTGCTCATATGGGATCTAGTTATATAAAAATAAGTACTAATGGAATGGATAATCCATCTGATGAAAATATAAATATTTTTCATAAAATTAGAATTATTTTTTATTTTGGTTCTAGTTCTTCACAAAATATGATTTGTTATGGATGGGCAAATAAATTAACACAAACTGTTACTGAATATAATGTTTTATTTGCAAATTGTAATGCTCAATCTTATGGTGATTATGTTGATATTGATTTACCAGATAGAACATTCTATCCTAAGTTATATTTAGTTTTAATTCTTATTAATAATATATGGTCAAGTCGGATTATCGAAGATATACCAACTAAAACATGTTCTGTTGATATTAGTAATTGGGATTATTTTAATTTAAATCCTTCTAAATCAAACACAAATAATTACGATGGAATAGATAATAATACAAGTCATACAATTATTATTAAAGGGAAAGATCAAGCAAATAATAAAAATATTCGAATTTGTATTGCATTTGAAGATTGGTATATAGATATAACAGATAAAGATTATTATGATGTTGGTTTAATTATAACAGATGCAATAAATGATGAATTAAATATTAATGATACAAATTTAAGTTAATTTATTTTTATTAAAAATATTCTAATATATATATATATATGAGTAATATTAAAATAGTTGGAAAAAATAATGGTACATATAATGAAATTGAAATGACTTCTAATTATGAAATTAAAGTAAATGATAATACTGCAAATACGAGTTTAACAACCATTGCAGGCGATACAACAAATATTAATACAAAATTACCAATAACATTAGGACAAACGACAAAATCAGGTTCTTTATGTGTAACAATGGCAAGTGATAATACAGTTTTAACATTATCAACACCAAATAAAGATAATTCTGCAACTACCCTATGGTCAAGTTATTTAATTACAAATGGAACTAATGCAACAACATCAAGTATTGATATGGCATTATATTCAAGATTACAAGTTTATGGAACAACAGATAATATGATAGATATCGTAATTTCGGTACAAATAAGTGATGATAACTTAAACTGGTATAATTATCATGATAAAGATTTTTTAGTTAATTCACAAACTGGACATTTTTGTACAACACTTACCGATATATGTGTTAATTATATTAGATTTTATAAAGCAAATACAAGTGGTTCTGATGAATCAATAATTTTAAAAACTACAATAATGAAATAAAATAAAAATAGATAATATTTATTTATAAAATTTATATTAACTCTTTAAAAATACAAATTATACCAATAATATAAATATTATTAAAAGTTGAATTTGCAACATTTTTTTCAATATCAGAAAGTTTCGCAAAAATTTGACAAGTTTTGACATTTCCAAAAGTTTCATTTAATTTGTTAAAATTTATAGACATAATTTTAATTAATTCAGTTAATAAAGATAAACAATGTCCTTCATCTAAAATATTATTTTGAATATATTTGTATACAATATTTATACTTTTAGTTTTATCAATTAAAAGTAAAAATAATTTATTAATAGTTTTCTCTTCAATGATTCCTGAAATATTATAACATTTTTTTGAATTGACTTGTGTATTATTTGATACAACACTTTGTAAAATATTAATTGCTTTTCTCATATCACCATTACAAATTCCAGCAATAGTATTTATACCTTTCTGTGTATATTTAACATTTTCTTTATTACAAATACTAATTAATTTTTTATAAATTTGTATTTTTTTTAATGGATAAAATCGTATATTAACACAACGTGATTTAATTGGTTGAATAATTTTATTTTCATAATTACAAATAAGACAAAAACGTGTATTATCTGAATATTTTTCAATAATACGTCTTAATGCAAATTGTGCATCATATGTCATACTATCCGCTTCATCTAATATAATTAATTTAACACCTTTATTTAAAATATTTTGTTTTTCTGCAAATCCTTTAATTTCATCTCTAACAGTATTTATACCTCTATCATCTGATGCATCTAACTTCATAACCATAAATTTTTTATTTTTACCATAAATTTCATCAACAATTGCATCAATTGTTGATGTTTTACCAACACCCGAATTACCATGAAATAATAAATGTGGTAAACGATTATTATTAATTAAATTCACTAATAATGATATATTTTTTTCTTGTCCAATAATATCATTAAAATTATCTGGTCTATATTTTTCAATCCAAATATTATTATTTTGAATAGATTCTTGTTGAATACTTACCATTAAAGATATATAATATTTATCTTTAATTCTAAAAATCAATTTTTATTTTTCAAATCAATTTTACGAGTACATTACAAAGTATAGTTATAAAGTTAATAAGATTTATTGATTTTTAAATAACTTTTTATTATTAATTAATAAGTTGTATAATAAAATATGCTAAATTAAAAAATTGAATATACTCATCACAACCATTTAATAAATTTCTGTCAATTTCTAGTAAATGTAGAATTATTTTAGATTTTTTAATATCATCAATTTTATTATTATTTAAAATTAATATTGTTAAAATATGAATTTGATTTGTTAATGAATATGATGAATTATAAAAATATTTTATATAATTATTAACTTTATTTATATTTTTATTTATACAATTATCAATAAAAATTTCTAATAAATCTTTAGGTATAAATCCTGATAATTCAAAAATCATTTGCTGTGTTAATTCATTTGAATTATCATTTTTTTTTAAAAAATTTTTATTTTTATTACATCTTTGTAAAAAATTTATACTTTTACGTAAATCACCCCTACATATTTCTACAATTAATTTTAAATTATTATTTGAACAATAAATATTTTCAGACGAACAAACTTCTTTTAATTTTTTTAAAATTTTTATTTTTTCAATTGCTTTAAATCTTAATAAAGAACATCTTGAAATAATTGGATCAATAATTTGTGTATGATAATTACAAATAATACAAAATCGTGTAATTTTTGAATAATTTTCCATAATTTTCCTTAATGCATATTGACTTTCTGATGTCATACTATCTGCCTCATCTAAAATTATTATTTTATAATCAGGTATTCCTTTTTTAATATTAATTGATTTTTGAGCATACATTTTAATTTTGGTTCTAATAAATTTAATTCCTCTTTCATCTGATGCGTTAAATTCCATAACTCTATCTTTATAATTATCACCAAAAATTTCACGTGCTAATGCAATAATTGTTGATGTTTTACCACATCCAGATGGACCAAATAATAATAAATGTGGGATATTTTTATTATTTAAAAAACCTTTAATACTTGTCATAATATTTTCTTGAGATACAATCTCATTTAATTTCTTTGGACGATATTTTTCTACCCAACTTTCATTTTTAAACTCCATTAACTTTTATTAATATTATTATTTTAAATATAATAAAATATCAATTTTTATAATGGAAGATATTATAAATAAAGTTATTAATAGTGTGACATCAGATGATATTCTTGAATTTAATTCACGAAAATATAAAAAAATAAATAGTACTACTAAATATTATTCTTCATATTTTTTAAAAGTTGATGATGATATTAATTTTAAATCTAGAGAATTTTCGTGGTTTTCTACTGAAAAAAATCAATCAATATTACATTTATTTGATATGTCTAGAAGAGAATATAATTTAGATGATTTATTACAACCACGATTATATGAAGTTACATTTACTGATGATGAAGATAAATATTTAATTAATTCACAAAACGTTGATAATAAAGATATTTTTAATGGTATATTATCTGAAAAAATAATTAAGAAATTTGAAAATATTGAAAATTTTAATTTTATTGGTGATAACAATAAATATATTTTATATATTTTACAACAATTACATTTAAAACAGTTTTTACCTAATATTATTGGTTATGCAAATGATTATGATCAAAATGAAATTGGTATATTGAAAATTGGATTAAATTTTAAAAATTTATCAATATTTATTTTAGAACAAATAAACAGAGTGACATTATCTCAATGTTTACAATATTTTTTTAATTTTAATAAATCTAAATATATTAATGAACAAGGAAAGGATGTTATAGATATAATAGAAGAAGAAATTAATAGTGAATTTATAGATGTAAAACAAAATCTTAATAATGATAAGAAATTATATCTAAAAATAGGATGGCAAATAATGAAAATAGTTATGTCACGGAGTGAAAATATAGAATTACATGAAAAAATATTTAATATAACATCACATTATTGTAATTTTAACAATAATAAAATACAGTTTCCATTAAAATATAATGATATAAATAAACAGTTTTTTTATAAAAATAAAAATGATAAATATGTATTTAAATATAGTACTGATTATTGTATATATAATGAAAGTATAAGAACTAAATGTTTTATTATTAACCAAGCAATAGTAAATATAACTTTTAAAAAATCTGATTCAGATGAAAAATTAATTATCAAATTTATTGAAGATGAAGGAGATTCTGGTAAAAGACATGTTGATAAAAATGAATCAAGTGAACAAAATAACACTAATCCAAATAAAAGATCAAAAAATCAGCAAAAATATATGAAATATAAAAAAAAATATTTAAAATTAAAAGAACAATTACAAAAAATGAAAATTAATTAAAATTAATTATAAATTTTTTAAAATTATAATCATATTTTATAGCACTATTATAATATATATATTCAATTGTTTTTATTGTGATAGTCTATTTTTAATAATTTCTTTATTTTTATAACAACATTTGCGAAGTTATATTATTATTATAATGACTCAAAAAATTTATATATATTTTTTATTATATTATAATATTATTCTATTCAATAAGTTTTTTACCCATATAATAACTACATATTTATAAGTTAATTTATTATATATTAAATATTTTAACAAGGTTATAACAATATACTTTTATAAAACTTAATGTTTTAAACTAATTAAAATCTAAATAATATTATATGAATCCATTACCATTTAATCAACAATCAAATTCAACTGATTATTACAAAAATTCAATGTTTCAAAAAGTTAATACTGGTAATCAATCATATTTTGAAAGACCATATTATACAGTTCAAAATAATGATCAAGCAAGTTTTGCTAAATTTTTATATCCAAATCCATCTTTATGTCGCGATACTGGATATTTATGTAATTTAAAAGAAAATACAACAAGAACATTAAATCGTGATATTTATATGGAAAAAGATAAAAATAAAAATAAAAATGATACTTGACTCAAAAAAAATCTATATTAAATGGAAATATATTGTTTTTTTCTAATTCTTTCATTTTATTTAATAAGTTATTTATATTATCATTATTACATATAACAGAACAATATTCATGACTATTTTCTGAATATAATAACTTATATTGTTTATTTGTTAAATCATATATTATCTCAATTCTGTTTCCAAATCCTAAATATGCAAAGTGATATAATGAAATGAATTTAAATAAATTATTATTAATTGTTGTTATTTTTTTTGGCTTACTATAAATTAAGGATAGTTCATCTATATAACAATATGTATTTGGTTTAATAAAATCATTTTTAAAAAAACATGTATTATTTTTTAAATCAGTAATTATATTATTATTTATATTTATATTTTTTAAATTAGTTATTACATTATTTATATTTATTTTTTTAGTCATTAATGATATAATAAAATTATATTTTTATATCGTTTTTATATAAATAAATAGATATAATATAGTTATATGGAACATGAATTACAAAAAGCCATAAAATTATATTTGTTAGGAAAAAAAAATGAAAATAAAGAAGAATCAAAAAAATTATTACTATCTAGTTTATATAAATTACGCCAATTAAAAAATAATTTTACAGATATAAAAACTGAATTTTTAATTAATAAAACAGAAATAGAATGTGAAAATATTTTAAATAAAATTGAAAATATTTTTAAAATTATTAATATTGGAGATATTGATAAAATTAAAAAAATGGAAAATATTTGTTTTAAAGAAATTAATGATAAAGGTAATACTATTTTACATCATTGTATTGATACTGGAGATATTTATATATTAAAAGAATTATTAAAAAAAGGTGCTAAAATAGATCAAGTAAATGGTCATGGTAATACATTATTAGAATATGCATGTTTAAAAAAAGATCCAAATATTATTAACTTTTTATTAAACCATGGTGCTAAAATGGATAAACATTTATATTTTAGAAAAAATAATAAAAAATATTTAAATATCTGTGATATTGATTCTGCTATTTTAGTTAAAGTTATTATTGAAAAAAATATTAATAATGATAATAGTTTATTTTTATTCTTAGGTAATTATTTTAGTTGGAATCAATTAGTCGGTTTTGATAAATATACTATTCGAGATTTATCTATTGGATTAACGAATATTTTTAGAAATAGTGATTGTTATTATGATTATACAAAAATAATTATTGAAGAATTAGAAAATTTTAAATGTAAAAATATTAAAAATGGTTTATCAAAATTAGATGTTATTTTATTTAATTTAATTCCTTTTATTAATTATCCTTTTAATGTTTCTAATTCTTCAATTTTAAAAAATGAACTTAAATTTATAATTAAAAAATATATAAATAATAATGAAGTTTTGGTAGAAAATATATTTAATATTTATATTAATAATAATTTATTTAAAGAAGATTATATTGGTATATTAATATTTCAACTAATTAATAAATTTAAAAATATTAAAAAATAAAGTTTTGATAAAAAATATATTTAAAGAAGATTATATTGTATATTAATATTTTAATTTTTTTAAATATTAAAATTAAACTATAAAAATTTCTATAATATAATATATATGAGTTTAGAAGGAACTAAATATGATAAAAATGCTTTCAAATATTCCACACGTGAAAGTACAGGACCATTAAAATATGTTATGGATATTTATAGACAAGAAAGCTGTACTCCTTGTGGTGGCGATCAAAATGTTGCTAAACATTCAGATCGTGTTGCATTAGAAAATGATATTCTTGGGCATAATCGAATTTTAACACATGATGAATCTATGAAATATCAAAAAAATGATAAAATTGCAAATACTTTACCATTTATTTCACCATATATTTGTGAACGTAATTTAGCTAATAAATCTTTTATTGATAATAATACAGATAGAAATAACTATATGCAACAATTAAAAAATAAAAAACAATAATAAAACAATAATAAAACAATAATAAAACAATAATAAAACAATAATAAAACAATAATAAAACAATAATAAAACAATAAATAATATAAAAATATTTATTTTAAATATAATATAAAAATTATAATAATAATTTCTATTTTATATTATATATGTCTAATACATTCACTAGAGGGAAATATGATATTTTTGAACAAGAACAATTTTTAGCAAGTAATGAAAAATATAATAATTTGGTTATGGATTTGAATAGTCGTGAAAATAAATCAGGATGTATGAATAATGCTGGTACAGGACAAGGTGTTTCAAATATTAAACGTCCATTAAATTCGGATGGTTTTTTAGATTTCGGCCGTTTTACTAATATTGAAACATACCTTCAAAATCGTCATCGTAATTTAAATGATCCCGATAGATCAAAAAATGATTACCAAAATATTAAACGTGATGCAGTACAAATGTGTAATTCTAAAGAAACTTTTATAAATGAAGACAGTCGATTTGTTGATCCAAATATACGTGGGGAAAGACAAGATAAACAAATTTTTTCTAATTATTTATACATGAATCCACAAAATGTTCATGCTTCAGATAATAATCAATTTAATTCACCACGTGAAAGAATGGGTCAATCAACACGATATGATCTTAAACGTTACGATAAAACATTAGCTGATTATAAAGAAGAGATTAATTCAAAATTTAATCCTAATATTAGTTTTCCATCTTTATTACCACGAAAAGGTGCAAAATTAATTAAAGCATATGATATTGGTAAATAAATTATAATTTAAAGTAATTTTTATGAGTAAAGTATTAGTTCTTTGTAAACATGGACAATCAATTTATAAAGTTAATATAAGATTAATAATAATCAATATCCTTATCAGTTTTATATTTTAATTATAAAATAAAGTAATTATTTTTATATTATTAATGTTAACATTAATAATATAAAAATAAAGTAATTATATTTTGTTTTCAATTTTAATCTATATATTATTATAATGGAATTGTATAATAAAAATATTCATACTAAATTAAAAGACTATAAAAGTAATAATATTAATGAAGAAGTTAGTTTTCTTGAACAATTTAAATTAATCAATACAAATGATAAATCTATTGAAAATAAACTTAAATATAAAAAAATAACAACACCATCAACATATAATGTTGTTAGTGATGATGAATTATCAATGTACCCATTTAATCAGTTTGAAAAATTAAATCAAATGCCAAGTGGTAGACGTGATAATTCATTAGTTATTAAAGATTATCATTCATCAGAAAATGGATATTATTCACGTCCAAAAGAACCTATGGCAAATTTTCAAGATAGAGAACATAATCGAAATACGATTACAGATTCTGAAACATATTTACATAATATTGATAATTTCAAAGAACGAATGCGCGGTCAAAATACAAAGAAGAATAATGAAGGACCACCTGGTACAAATATGCGCATCCCAGAACAAATATTAATTAATGGTGAAGTTCGTGTATTACCACGTACACAAGAAGAACTAAGAGGTCAAGGAGTTAATAGTATCAGATTACAATCTGAAGGTTTAATTAATGAAGTAGGTATGATTGGTAAAGGTAAAGGTATTGGAGATGATCTAGAAAATTTTCATATTATAACAAAATATCCACAAAAAAAATATAGAGATCAAACTACTGCTGATTTATTAAGAACAACAGGTGCTTTTACGAAAAGTAGTATGCGATCACGCTATTTAATAGATACTCAAAGATCACAATCAACAGATTATACCGCACCTGCAAAATCATTACATGGGGCTGGTGAATTAAGAAATAATCACTCAACAAATGGTACACTATTCGAAGAATATATGACAAATATACCAGTAACTAATGTAACTAATTTAAATCGTGGTATAGTTTATCATAATAATCAACCTGTAAACGGTACACTATTCGAGGAATATATGGCAAATATACCAGTAACTAATGTAACTAATGTTAATGGTGGTACGGTTTATCATAATAATCAACCTGCAAATTTCACTCAGATTGAAGACTATATTGGTAATATACCAATAACTAATGTAACAGCTGGAATTAATAAACATACAGTAAGAAATAATCAACCAGTAAATCAAACATATCGCGATATTTATACTGAAAATGAGTATACAGGACATGCAACTAATATAAATAATGGTATAATTTATCATAATAATCAACCAGCAAATTCTACTCAGATTGAAGAATATATTGATAATATACCAGTAACTAATGTAACAGCTAGAATTGGTAAACATACAGTAAGAAATAATCAACCAGCAAATCCCACTCAGAATGAAGAATATATGAGTAATATACCAATAACTAATGTAACAGCTGCAATTGGTAAACATACAGTAAGAAATAATCAACCTGCAAACCCCACTCAGACTGAAGAATATATGGGCAATATACCAATAACTAATGTAACAGCTACAATTGGTAAACATACAGTAAGAAATAATCAATCTGCAAATCCTACTATGATTGAAGAATATATTAATAATATACCAATAACTAATGTAACAGCTGGAATTAGTAAACATACAGTAAGAAATAATCAACCCGCAAATCCAACATATCGTAATGTTTATACTAAAAATGAGTATACAGGACATGCAACTAATGTAAATAGTGGTAAAATTTATTATAATAATCAACCTGCAAGAAAAACACATATTGAATCTTATGTAAATACTAATTATAGAGGTCCAAATAAACATTCAACAACTTTAAGTTATATTAAAAGTGATGATAAAACAAGATCAGGTGTTGTTGAAGAAGTATTACCTAAAAATTATACTGGTATATATCATTCAGTTACTAATAAAGGGGTTGATCGTACATTTGCAAATAATCAAATTAATAATGAAAGAATTGAAGAAAGTATTAATTTACTTAATCGGAAAATGACAGGTGGTACTGGTCAATTATCTTCAGGTGTTGAAAATGTTGGAAGTTTAAATATTAATGATGAAAGAGAAAAAAAAACTATATTAAATCATGGTGGTTATAGAAATTATGGTTATAAATATTTAGAAGATGATATTAGGGGAAAACAAATATTACAACAACGTAATAATATTGATAATAATATTATAACAACAGTATTAAATAATAATCCTTATATAAATAATACTCAACATAAATCAACAAATAAAACAGATAATATTATTGGAGTAACATTATTAAGTGACCGAGAAATAAATAGAAATAAATATTAATTAAAAGTTTTTTATAATTATAATTAATAAAAAAAACATTAATTATGATTATAATTACCATAATATATATGGTCATTTAAAAGGTATTAATATTATAAATAAAGCACTAAAAATTAAACAAATTACAGAAAAAGAAAATAAATTAGAAAGTTGATTAAATAGAAATAAATATTAATTAAAAGTTTTTTATAATTATAATTAATGAAAAAAAATATTAATTATGATTATAATTACCATAATATATATGGTCATTTAAAAGGTGTTAATATTATAAATAAAGCACCAAAAATTAAACAAATTACAGGAAAAGAAAATAAATTAGAAAGTTTATTTATTGCAAGTAATATTCATAAAAATGTTAGAAAAGATATACAAAAAATGTTTAGACCCGGTGTTTCTATTTATGAAATTTCAAAAATAATAAATAATAAAATTAGAGAATATTGTAATTATAAAGGTATTAATTGTGGGATTGCATTTCCTCCTGTTTTATCAGTGAATAATTGTATTGCACATTACTCACCAACTAAAGAAACAGATATAAAATTATCTTTTGATGATAATATTAAAGTTGATATAGGTGTTCATGTAAATGGATGGATTATCGATAGTGCTTTTACAATTTATTTTAATTCAAAACATGATAAAATACATAAAATAACTAAGGAAGCATTATATGCTGGAATTAAAGAAATAGGAATTGATGCTCCGATAAGTAATGTTAGTAAAGCAATTCAAGAAGTTGTTGAAAGTAATGATTTTACAGTTATTAATGGTATTGGTGGTCATAGTATTGAACATAATAATATTCATGGTGATATATTTATAAGTAATAAAAAACAATTTTCATTATCTTTAAATACTCCACGTTTCAAAGAGGGTTTATATGCAGTAGAACCATTTGTTAGTTATAAAACAAATGAAATATATTATGATACACCAGATAATAATTATATTTTAAAATCAAATAATAATAATTATTATAGATATTTTAATAATTATATATTTAGTGATAATCATATTAAATATTATAATATAAATAAATCAAATTTAAATAATATTGTTAAAAAATATCCAGCAATATATATTAAAAATGATATTGGTGTTCAATATGAACATACTATATATTTAACTAATAATAAAAAATGTATATTATCTCAATATGATGATTATTAAATATTTAGATAAATTAAATTAAAAATTAATTTTTTTTATAAATAAAATTATTACAATAATAATAATTTTTTGATAAGCAAATTTGATTTTTAATTTGATTTTTATTAATTTTATTGTATAAATTTATAATACTTTTATGTGAGAAATATGGAATGTTTCGTGTCTTACAAATAAAAATAATAATTTCTTTAAAAATTACAAAATCGTATTTCAATTGTTTAATATAAATTTTATCATTATAAAATATAACTTGACTTTGAATATAATTATGACTAATTTTTTTATAACTTTCTAGTTCATCAGATAATAATAATAAACCATTAATAATTCGTGGATCAAATTGTTTAATAAAAGGAATTAATTTATCACGTTTCATACCACGTTCTGACCATGATGGTGTCGAGTCATATATATATGGTAGTTCATATTTATGAGCTAGTTCATATATTTGATTTTTATATATATTAAGCATTGGTCTAATAATAATAATATCATTTTCTATACTTTCTGCTTTCATTCCTTTTAAATTATCCATTTTTTGTTGTTTAGCAATATTTGAAAAAATATTTTCAATACAATCATCTTTATTATGTCCCAATGCAATAACACATTTATGTTTTGTACAAATTAGTTTATATATATCAAATCTAATTTTTTTAGTAATTTCTTCATAAATATCTCTGTCATTACTACGATCTCTTTTTATTTCATTAATGGTTTGTGTGTAAATTGGAATATTTAAGTAATTGCAAATTTTAATACATAATTTCATTTCATCACTACTTGTGTTTCGATTACTATAATTAATATGAATAGCATATATTTTTTTTTTCAAGTAATGTAAATAATATAATAATAAAATACTGTCAACACCACCGGATAATGATATACATATATTTTCATATTTTGTATCAAATAAATTTTCTGAAAATGAAATATATTTTAATTTCTCAAATGTACAATTATTATCTAAAATTAATTTATTAATATTTTCATCATAATACATTAAATCTAAATTATTATTTAATAAACATATTTTTTCTAATGATGCTTTATAAAACCGTTTATAATAACTATTATTATTATCAGATCGTAATTGTTTAATAATTTCAAATGCTCTTTTATTTTTAATAATATTATTACTATGTCGTAATGGTAATAATATAAAACATTTTTCAATTGATTTATATTCATTAAACCTTTTTGTATCAATTATTTGTTCTGCTACATATAATGATAATTTATGATATTTATTAATTTCATTTTGATTATCTCTAAAAAGATAATATGGTAATTGATCAAATGTAATAATAAAATCTAATAATTCTTTATTTGAGGTTTGTAATGTCATATTATTAAAAATATTTTGTGTAAATATGAAATTACTAAATCTTTCAGAAATATATTTATCATGATAATTATGATTAAACCATATTTCTTTATTATTTAAAAAGTATTCTGAGAATAACATTAATAATAAAATATTATAAAATATAATATTTTATTAAATCAATTTTTATAAAATAAATTTTATAACTATTAAATACTAAATAAATTGTTGTTTATAACAATAATAATTATAATACAACATCTAATTTATGATTATTATTTTGTGTTACTTCATCATATAATTTCATAATTAATTCAATTTCATCATCTTCATCATTTTTTTTTATTTTTTCAATATTTTGTAAAATTAAATTATTCATATATTTATAGGATAGTCTAACTTGTTCAATATTTCGTGCACCTGTAATTTTAATACTTCCTTTTTCAAAAATACAAATTGTAACTTCTTTATCACCCTCATTATATTCTTCAGGTACATATTTAACAGTTACACAAGCTCTAATACATTTTTCATAACTACATTTTACTTTTTGACTATATAAAATATTAAATAGATTATTACGATTGATTTGTGTAACAAGTTTATATTCTGAATTAATCATATAAATATTAAAATCATTAACTGTAATATTATCATAATCATTAATAAAATGTACATTATTATTAATTTCTTTTAATTTAAATATTAATTTATTTAAAGCCCTATTTGTATATTTATATGTTTTTACTCCTGACATTTGAATACTTCCATTATTAAATATTTTCATATTTAATTTTTTTACTTTAGATAAATCATCATAACTCCCTTCATTTATTCTAACAACAATTGTTATTGAATTATACATTGAATTTGTTTTAGTTTTTTTTTTTGTTGAACGTTTCTTTTTACTATTAACAAGTAATGTTCTTATCTTTTCATCATTTATTTTTACTGTTAAAATATCATTATCATTTAATTCTAAAAAATTGTAAATATTATCAATATTTACACTTGTTCCAATTTTACAACTTCCACACATTGTTGAAATACTTACACCTTTTGGTAAATTTTTAATTTCATTCTTTTTAACATTAAGATAGTCAATAAATTCATAATTCTTCCAGATAGACATATTAATAATTATGATTATTCTTTAAAAAGTATTAATTTCAACTTTTATTAATAAAAAATTTATAAGCTTATTATATGTATTCGCCTATAAATATTAATAATGATCAAAGAATAGTTATTAAAAAAAAAGAACATATAGTATATGGTACTCGTAAAATTAAAAAAATTAAAGAAATTAAAATAAAACTATAAATTAATTAATTATTATATTTTAAATAATGATATCTACAAAGACTAATATAATTATTACCAATTTCAATTTGTTTATTATTATGATTTTTTCTATGTGTAAATATTGCTGGTGTTCCATCATTACATTCTTTACATAATGCATTGATTTTTTTACAGGAATCACAATATGGAATCAAATCAAGAATTTCTCCGAATTTTTCTCTATTAAAATCACCATCTAATCCTACAATAATTATATTTAATTTTAATTGTTCTAAAATTAATAAAACATATTTTTTTAAATCTTCAAAAAATTGTGCTTCATCGATAAAAAGTGTATCAATTGATTTATAATTATTATCATTTATTAAATAATTATATACCTGTTTTATTGTATTAAATTTAATACAAGTTTCTTTATCATTATTATGTGAAACAATATGATTTTTACTATATCTATTATCGATATAGTGTTTAATAACAATATATTTTTTATCAAGTGTTTTTAATTGACGAATACGACGAATAAGTTCAGTCGATTTTCCTGCAAACATTGGACCAAATATTATATCTAATTGTGGCATAATATAATATATATATAATTATTATTTAAATAAATCAATTTTTTAAATAAATCATTTTTTATATTATAATTAAAACTCAGAAAACTATCTACGAATTATAAATTTATAATTTTAATATATTTATTATCATAAAACTCTTTACGAATTAGACAATAATGTTTGAAAAAATATTTACTACTATTATTATTATTTATATTATTTATAATATAATATTGTAAAATAGAATCAGAAGGACAAAAACAAGGTGGTGCATTATATATTTGTTGTTCAAATTTTCTATATAATGTTCTAATTGAACTATAAATATATTTTTCTTTTAAAGTATATTCAGGTATAAATATACATTGACAAAAATCATTTTTTGTTGTAAAATTTTGTAATTGTTTTGTTGTCATTTTATTAAACATATGATATAAATATAATATATCATCTTCATCTTCATCTTCATCTTCATCTTCATCTTCATCTTCGGTTTCACTATTATTATCATTTGTAGTTGTTTCTTTTGTTTCAATTGTTTCTACTGTTTCAACTGTTTCAACTATTTCTTTGGTTTCACTATTATCATCATTTATAGTTGTTTCTTCTGTTTCAACGGTTTCTTTCGTTTCACTATTATTATCATTTGTAATTATTTCTTCTGTTTCAACTGAATCTTTGGTTTCACTATTATCATCATTTGTAATTGTTTCAATGGTTTCCATTATTCCTTTTGTTTTAATAGTTTCGAATGTTTCATCAATTTCATGGATAGTTTCAAGTGTTTGAATCTCTTTTTGTATTTTAATAAGTTTTTCATCAAGAATATTAAGATATTTATGATTATTTGAGTGACATGTTTTTAATTTAATAATATTATTTTGTTTAATCTTTATTAATTTCAAATTTAATTTTTGAATTTCTTTATTTTGATTTGTAATTATTTGATTTGACATTATATTACAATTAGCTAATGTTTGAAATTTAATATCAAATTTATTTAATATTTCTTGTGTTTCATAACTTTTACATAATAATGAATTATAATTAGCAGTCAAATAATTATATTTTTTTTCAAGTTCTGTAAACTTATTAGTATCATATTGTGTCTTAAATTGTAATATATATTGTTTAAGATTATCACTATTATTAATAACTTCACTTCTTGTTTTATTCATTTGTTGGAGTGTATCATCGATAAAAAGTTCAAATATATTAATCTTAGTATTAATATGTGTTATAAAACTATTTTTTTGTTGTAGAATATCATTATATATTTTCATATTAGTCTTATTTGTTTTCTGAAAACGCTTACATACATCTTTAATATATTTAACAATATTATCACTTAATTTTTCTAATTTTAATTCATTATTATAATAATAATGAATTAAAATTATTAAACATATACCTAATATACTGACACAAAAAAATATTAATAAATTATTTTCAAAATAATTTATATCATTACATAAATATCTAAAAAATTGAGAGTAGGTTAAATGTGAGATTTGCATATATATATAAAAATATATAATTTATAGAAATATTATTTCAATTTTTTTTAAACTGTCTTTTATTGAATATTATGTATTTTATATTAATCTAATTTGTTTATTGAAATTATTATTTAATTATAATAAAAAAATTGTAGTTTATAATAGAATAATATATATTTGTATCTTTAACTATTCATTTATATTTTCAAATAAATATTATTTATTATAAGTATTACATATTTATATAGTTATTATTTATATTAATTTTTCATATAATAACACTATCATTTTATTTATTAAATAATACTATTCTTTCAATATTTTTTACCAATAGTTTATATTTATCTAATATTATTATTCTAATTACTAATATCTCAATTAAATTCACTTTCAAGAAATATTTAATATAATTATGGTAATATTACTAATAAAAATTGCTTGTGAATAAATTATTAATATAGGTATATTTTTATTCTTCTTTTTAATTTAAATGATTTATATAATCTATTATAGTTATTAATATTAATATTATTTATATTTTATATTATTTATTTTAATTTTGTTACAAATAAAATTTTATTACTAAAATTAATATTTTTTTAGAATAATCTTAAAGCTTAAGATAATCATCTAATTCTGATAAATTATTTTTTAATATTTTAACAATAATTTGTGCTGTTTTTATATTTCGAGATATTCTGAAATTATAATCATGATTATTATCAACATCATTAAAATGACAAAATTGAGGTTTTTCAGGCTGTCCATTAAAAACCTCAATTGTATATTTATTTAATTCATTTTCAATATTAAGATAATTAATTAATTCAAGTTTACGTTTATATGATAAAGAAGTAATTTTATTAATATAGTTATCAGTCATAATATATATAATATTATATTTCTATATAAATAAATATCAATTTTTTTATGTATATGCGTTTATTAAGTTGGGATGTTGGAATTTTAAATTTATCATATTGTTTAATTGAATATGATAATAATGAAAAATGGAAAATTATTGATTGGGATATTATTAATTTAACAGATAGACATAAAACTGTTTGTTATAATTGTGGGGTAAAATCATCATTTTTACAAACAATATTAAATAAAAATACAATATATACATGTAAAAATCATATGAAATATATAAATATTAATTGTGATGAATTTAATAATATATTTTGTGAAGATATGTCTTCTAAATGTTGTTTTATAGGTAAAAAGAAATGTGAAAAAAAATCAAAATATAAAAATGAAAATAATTATTATTGTAATACTCATGCAAAAGGTATATATAATAAAATTAAAAAATCATATGAATTAAAAGAATTCACAAAAAAAAATGTAAGAGACTTAAGTATTGATAAATTACGATTAAGATTAATTCGAATATTAGATGATAAACATATTTTATGGACAGCAAATAGTGTATTAATTGAAAATCAACCATCATTAAAAAATCCACGTATGAAAGCAATATCATCAACTTTATATGATTATTATTTAATTAGAGGTATTATTGATAAAAAAATAACAAATAGTAATATTGAATTAGTAAAATATATGTGTCCAAGTAATAAATTAAAATTAGCAGATGATGGCGATACTCAAAAATTAGTAAAATTAAAAGGAGATGAGGCAAAGACATATAAATTAACAAAAGCATTAGGTATTAAATATTGTAAAGAAATGATTAAAAATGAAGAATATTGGATTAATCATTTTAATTCATTTAAAAAGAAAGATGATATGGCAGATAGTTTTTTACAAGGTATTTATTTTATATATAATTAATTATATAATGCCAGGTTATGATAACATACCAAGTTTTGATAAATATATAAGTTATCCACTTGCAGAATATATTGTACCATTATTACATAATATTGGATTAAAACCAAACGATATAACATTTATAAATATTATATTTAGATTATTTATATTAAATGATTATAATAATAATAAATGTATTAATAAATTGGTATATTTTTCAATAATAAGTCATATTATTGATAGTTTTGATGGGCATATGGCTCGTAAATATAATCAATGTTCTGAATTTGGGTCCAAATTAGATATATATAGTGACTTTATTTATTGGATATTATTTATTTATTTAATTTATATAAAAACTAATAAAAAAATATTATTATTATTTACAAAACTATTATTATTTTTATATTTAATTTATTTTTTTAATAAAAAAGAAATAGATAAAAAAAATATAATAAATATAAGTTATATTGAAATGAATACACCTATTATATTAATATTATTTTTATTTTATTATAAAAATATGAAATAATTAAAAAATATAATATTATTAATATATTAAAAATGATTATGATATTATTTAAATATGAAATAATTAAAAATAAAAGCTCTTAGATTTTATTTTTAACAATTATTTGTTATTCCAATTAATTTTTTTAATGTATATTTTTCTCTTTTTAATGGTTTAGAACGTTTTAATACTAATTCTGTTATTTTTGTATTAGGTATAATCATATTTATTTTTTCAATATGACCATAACGTGTTATCATTGGTGGTTTTAAAAATAAATAATCATCATTATGATTAGTTGAATTTTGTCGAAATTGTTCAATCTCAATATGACCACCTAATCCTTTTATTATTTTCCAGTCATTTGCCTGTGTTATACATTTAAAAAAACCATATGTTTTATAATGGTGAAATTTTAATAATGATGATCTATTTGTTACATTTTCGTCATTTAAATCAACATTATATGCCTCACAACACTCATAACTACAAAAATTACCATAACAATAAAATTTATTTTCAAAATATTTATATGGTAATTCAACTTTTGGTAATGTAAAACAATGTCTACACCACCAACATTGAACGCCTTCATTTATTTTAACTTCATATGTATGAATTATTTGTTTTTTTGTTATTTTCTTAATTTTTTTTTCAATCGGTTCACACATTTTTAAATCAATTGAAGTTTTATTTTTAATTGGTAAATGAATTATTATATCATGTTCCACTTTATTTAAACTTGTTTTATTTTGAACAGTTCCTTTCGGTTTTCTGCCCCTTTTTTTGGGTTTCTGTTCCATATATAAATATTATATCATATATTTCTTTAAAGTTATGTTATAAGAAAATAGTTATAGTTAATCAAAATATTTTATATTAATAATATAAAATATTAAATTACAACATTTTAAATTTGAAGTTTAATAATATTTATTATTAAATGATATTAAACTTAATATATTTTAAAAAGTTATGTTATAACCATCATTGGTTTTTTTTTTTTACGTTTACGTCTACCACTTGTTTCACTAACTGTAGTTTCTGATAATAATCTATCATTTACACTAGCTGTAACTGAACTTTCTAATTCAGTTTCAACTTCATCATGTATTTGTTTTAAAATATCATTAACTTCTTTATTTTTATTAATAATGGGTCTTTGATCATTATTCGGATTTATATTCGATGGTGGACCAGGATTTAAATTAACAGGATGATATGCATTTCTATAATTTTCATGTGGTTTATTTGGAAATATGTTATTGTTATTTAATGATTCTTCTTGTATTATTGATTGTTGTTGTTGTCGTTGTCTCAATAATTCTTTACGGTGTATTTCTTGTTGTTTTAATTCTTCTTTTTGTCTTTTAATATTTAATTCTTGTTCAGATATAAAATTAGAATTTTCTTCTTTTTTCCCCATCATATTAGATACAAATTGACTACCCATCCCACCATATACTTTACTAATAATTGGACTATTCATTTTTTTAGAGAAATGGAATGCTGATGCAGATGCTAAAATTAATAAAAATAATTTCATTTCAGGTGGCATTGAACCTCCAGCACCTCGATATTTTTCATATAATTCTTCTAATACATCATCATAATTATCTACTTCAACATTCATATGATCCGACCAGCCATTTAATCTAAAATCAAATGGATTATAATTTTCATTTGTAAATTCAATTGCACTACATACATTTAAAATAATACCTTTATATAACTTAACACCATTACGTCTATCTGCAAAACTGCGAAGTAAATCATATTCATATTCCATTTCTTCAATTGATGATGAGAAATCATAATCTTTTGATAATTTATACCCTTTTGTTTTTAAATCAGATAATTTTCTTAAAAGTTCAATTTTACGCATACGTTGTTGTTGTGGATTTAATGGAATTGGTGGTGATGTTACAGAATGTCTAAAATGATGTTTAACTTCACTTGAACCATGACTACTTTGTTTTGATGAATGTTTATTATCAAATGGAGATGAACGTTTACTTTTTTTTGGAGATGATATAATTTTAATATTTTCAAAACTGGGTTTAGAAGTAGTACTCGATGAATTATTTTCAGTATCAGATAATTTTAAAGCAGGAGAATCATCCGGTTCATCAATTAATGTTTTATTTGGATTTGCAATTAAATTTAAATAATAATCAGTTTCACTACTTTCTTTTTTTACAGTATTATTTAAATTCATATTTAAATCAGAACTTGTATCTGAGGTCATATATTATAAATTATATTTCATTTCTTTAATATTAAACGGATGAAAAAGTTTTCTAGAATGAAATATAATGATAGGTTATCAAACAATAAACGATGCCTGGAAAATTAAAGAAAATATGACTGATATAAAAGTAGAACCAGTTGTTATAAAATATCCTGATACTTGTGAAAATTTTTCACATATATTATCATGTGAAAAATGTTTAAAAAAATTAAAAGAAAAATTTGATTTAATTGAACCAAAAAATGAACCAAAACAAATTAACACAGAATATTTAACTAATACTAATAAAAATAATGATATTCTCAAATTTATTAATGATAATTTTATAATAATTATTATTTCTATTTTATTATTATTTATATTAAATAATAGACAGGAACGTTCCTGTTATTATTGTAGATAAAATTAAATATCCCATGAAATATAAATTATTAATTTTAAATTAATAATTTAAAATCTATCTTTTTAATTTTTGAATTAATATTTTACATTTATATTATATATATTAAAATAATGATATTTTTAAAATTATATATTCCATGAAATATAAATTATATTATTATCTAAATTATTAATTTTAAATCCATCTTTTTTTAATTTTTGAATTAAATATATTTTACATTTATATTATATATATTAAAATAATGATATTTCATGAAATATAAATTATTTTAAATCCATCTTTTTATAATTTTTGAATTTTAAATATATTTTACATTTATATTATATATATTAAAATAATGATATTTTTAAAATTATATATCCCATGAAATATAAATTATATTATTATCTAAATTATTAATTTTAAATCCATCTTTTTTTAATTTTTGAATTAAATATATTTTACATTCATTTACACAATATATTGGAATATTTATTAAAAATAATGGTACAGTGAAATAACATCCAGTATTATTAACTTTACTACAATCTATTATTTTTCGTTCAACAAGTTTATATATTTTTTTATATATCTTAGTTTTTTTTTTTTTACGTTCACATTGTTCACTTAAAATATCATCAATTGAAACCATTATAAACAATATAGATATAAAAAAAAAAGAAAACTTCTCGTTTAACTCATTCTTAATGAGATCTAACTATTATTAAAAATTAATAATCATAATTAAATGAAAAATTTTTATATTTATTTATATCTTCATATAAACTATTAGTATTTTCAATTTCAGTATACGGTTGTAATAAAAAAGCATGACTTATACTTGAAAAACGTTTATCTCCAGTTATAATATCACCACTATACATATTATGAAAATCTTTTAAATTTGCTGCATTATTTAATTTAGTATCATTTAAATCAAATGGAATTAATTTATCACCATTATATTTAACTATTTTATCACTATAATTTCCTCCATATTTTTTTCTTTGAACGAATTGTTTATTAAAATCATCTGTACTTTTAAAATTTTCTTTTATTATACCAAGATCAATATCTCTATCTTTTGATATATTTTTTAAATTTTTTTTAATATTACCATTATTATATTTACTTGTGCCATGTCTTTTATATAATGTTTCACTTTGTTTTATATATTGTTTAAATGCTTTATTTTTTGTATTTGGAAAATATTGTTTTGTTTTTTCTATTTCATTTTGATAATTTATTTTTGTTAATTTTAATGGATCATTAATATTTGAATAAGATATATATAAATTATATTCATGTCGTTTTTTTGGATTTATTAAAATATAATATGCCTCTGTTATATCATAATATAATTCTTCTTCAATAGATGATAATTTTTTTTTATCTGGATGAAATTTACTTATTATTTTTCTATATTTTTTTTCAATTAATTCTTTTAATGCATTTGGTGGTACATTTAATAATTCATATAAATTATATTTTAATTGCGAGTATTCAATCATTATAATATATTATATTATAATATATTATAATATAATATAATGACAAATAAAAATAATATTGAAGCAAGTTTAATTATTGGTTCTTATTTAGATATAATAGGATTTAAAAATGGTGTTTGGGAATTTAATTTTAATAATACTGAAATTTCAAATATAGATAAAGCAATAATTATAAATAATGAAATTGTTAATAATTATTATTGTTTAGGAGGTATGAATATTAATATAAAAACATTTTATGCAAGTGATGATACGATTATGATGATTGCAACAAAAAAAGCAATATTAAATGGTGGTAAAAATAATGATTTTATTGAAGAATACTTAAAAATAAATAAAGATTTACGAAAAGATATTCGTGCATCTGGAATAACAACTCTTAATAATTTATATTTATTAAAAAAACATAAAAATGTAAATAAATTTGATTATGACCCAAAATATGGAGGGAATGGTGCAACTATGAGAACTGCATATATTGGTTTATATTATTATAAAGAATCTCAACTTGATAAATTAATTCATACAAGTATATATTCTTCTAGATTAACACATAATTATATTTATGGATTTTTAGGAGGTTTTGTAAATGCTTTATTTTGTTCATTTGGACTTCGTAAAATAGATCCATTTAAATGGGCATCATTATTAATAAAAATAATACCAAAAGTTGATGATTATATGATTAATACAAATATAAGTAAAGAATATAATAATGATAAAGATAAATTTTGGAATTTGTGGAAAAAATATATTGAAGAAAGAATAAATGGATTTGAGTTTAAAAGTGATGACTATTTATATACAGTTGATAGAATAAAAGCATTAGAAGATTATATGCCTGCTATTCATTATCATAAAACAAATTATGCTAAAATGGGAGCTACTGGTATTGGATGTGTATTATATGCATATGATTCATTATTAATGAGTTTTGATTTTAAAACCAAAAAATATAATTTTGATAATTTATTATATTTCTCATCATTACATTTTGGAGATAGTGATACAACAGGTATTGTTGCTGGTAATTGGTATGGTGCATATAATGGATATGAAGGTTTCCCAAAACATAAAATTAAAGATATGGAATTTTATAAAGAACTTATTACATAAAATTATAATTAATTATAAATATTTTTTAATAATAAATCTTCTAATTCATCATCATTATAATCATTAAAATTAATATTATCTGGTAATTTTAATTCTACATGTTCATAGTTATTATTGGTTATAGTTGGTACATATTGTGCTTCTGCTTTTTTAAATTCTTCTTGTGAATCTATACCGGTCCAATAGTATTCAATTTTAATATTTGGATATTTTTGTATAAATTGTTCTGTAATTAATTTATATGTTCTACTATCTTTATTTGAATGAGGACAGTAATCTCCTCCAAAATATTTTATTATTTTATTATCACTTTTATTTGTAAATAATTCATTAGTATTACAACAAAAATATACAATACTAATAATTATTACTATAACTATAATAAATAATAAAGTCATATTAACATATATTAGAATCTTTTTAAAGATTTTTATCTTATTATTATTAATATGGGTTTAGGAATATTAAAATTAGTTTCAATTGGAAATGAAAATATTTTAGTTAATACAAATGCAGAAATTACTTTTTTTAAAAAAGTTATAAATAAAGTTAATGTTTTTGGTATTGAAAATATATCACAATATTTTAAATCAACACCTGATTTTGGTAGAAAAGTAACTGTTAATATTGGTAATATTGGTGATTTAGTTGGAAAAATATCATTATATATAGAATTACCAGAAATAGCACCATCTAATCATACAATATTACCAAATGGCATAAAAAAAATGGCATGGGTTAAAAAAATAGGTTTAACATTAATAAAATATATTGATTTAGATATTGATGGTATTTTAATCCAAAGACATTATAACGATTGGTTAAATATTTTATATGAAACAGAAGTATTAAATAATACTAATTTTGAACATTTAATAGGTAAAAATATTCAAGTATTAGAAGAATTATCAAATGGTAAACTTAGTTATAAATTACATATTCCATTAAAATTCTTTTTTTGTTATGAAAATTTATTACCAATTGGATCATTATATAAACAAAATGTAAAATTACATATTGAATTTAATAGTTTTAATAAATGTTATATTGAATCACCCACTAATTATTTTGAAATTAATGATAATATATGTTTATTTGAAAAAGGAGAAATAATTAAACAAACTGTTGATAATTTAAACAGTTTGGGAAAATTTGTATATTTTGATAATATTAATAAAAGAATATATTATGATAAAATTTATAATGATTTTTTAATACCAAATGAAAATAATAAAAATAATATAAAATATAATATTATTGGTAAAAATACACAATTTACACTTAATCCAAAATATGATACAATAATAATTAATGATGAAAAATATTTTAATATAACACCATCATTAAAAGATGCATATATTATTACTCAATATGTATTTTTACCAAAAAATGAAAAATTATTTTTTGAAAATAATAAACATCAATTTATAATACCAATGGTTAATAATGTTTTAGATAAAGATATTTTTACTACAAATTCAAATTATAAATTAACATTAACACATCCAACTAAAATTTTATATTGGCGTGCAATTTTACAAAATAATATTAATAATAAAGATTATTATAATTATTCTTCATCACCATTAACAATATATAATGAACCATTAATTAATAAAAATAAGTTAATGATAAATTCAATTCCTCGTGTTAATATTAATAATTATGAATTTTATACTTTTTTACAAACATATCTTAATGGTTTTAAAAGTAATGATTATATTTATCAATATTCTTTTTGTAATGATCCATTATCAAATCAACCTAATGGTACATTTAATTTTAGTAAAATTGATGATGCTTATATACAATTAAATATGAATAAAATAATAAATTATCAAAATCCTGCAAATGTTAAACTTTACAGTGTTTATTATAATGTTTTAGTTGTAGATAAAGGCACAAGTTCATTAAAATTTATACATTAACTTATAATTTAATAGTTATTATATTTCAATAAAAAATATGAAACCTTACCAACAATTACAAAAATTAATTATCTTATTATTTATAAAAGATGTTATTAACTTTATAAAATAAATCTTTGATTTATTTTATAAAAATTGATTATTTTAATCATTATTATTTAAGTTAATATATAATAATGATTGATTATGATAATGATGAATTAAAGAATAAATATATGAAATTATTACTACAAAAATATCCAAAATCTTATTCTATTGATACAAAATATAAAATGTTAATGAAATCAGTATTTGATTTTATTCCAACTACTGATGATATCAGATTTAAAAGTAGTAAAGTTAAATTAATACTTAAAAATTATAAAGATAATATTAAAATGTTTGATAATTTATGTTTATTCTATAAATTAATTGATAATTGTTATGTAAATAATACTACAATTAAAGATATTTATTATCAAACTTTATGTTGTATTGAAGCATCATTTGAAAAAAAAAGAAGGGGGTCTGATTTCGAGACATCTCGAAATAATATTGAAGAATCACAATATGGATTAGCTATTAATACCTCAGAAAGAAATCTAGATATTTTAAAAGATTTTGGTCCAGCTTTTAATAATCCTCATTCATACTATGATGCACCAATTATAATAAATGGTATTAAGTATAGAATAAATACAGTGTGTTGTACAAATTCTATATTAATTCAACCTTTTAATGAATATGATATTGAAAATATTTATGAATATGATTATAATGAATTATATTTATATTTGAGAAATAAAAAAATAAAAACAATGGAAGTTAATTGGGTTATTAAAACATGTACTTGTACATAATATAAAATTATTCAAATTAAAAATGTAAAGATATGTTAATTTAAATATATGAATATAAAAGTATTATTTTATCTGAATTAATTTATTAAAAATGTAAAAAACGATATTCTTTTGCAATTATTTTAATATAACCAGTATAATTTGTTTTTGCAATAATTGAAAAATTCTGAACTTTACTGAAATCGATTATACCATTTGGTTGATTTAGTTCATATGATTTAGATATTGATTCTAAACTAATATTATATAATAAATAATCATTATCAAGTTTTTCACCTTGTAAATATGGTTTAACAATATTATAATATTTTTGTTCCATTGTGGGTGTTTTTTTAATTCCATCTATTTCAAATGTTAAACTTGATATTAAATCTGGTTTAGTAATAATAATATTATTTTTATAATTATTTTTAAAATATAAACTGAGTATTGATAATTTTAAAGAATGTCCAGTTGTCAAAGTATTAAGATTTTCATTAATATGGTCTAAATATTTTTCATCTAAATAAATTATATATTTAATATCATACTCTTTTAATAAGGGATGCTTATTTATTATTTGAACACGTTTTGTATTATTATTAATTTCACTTTGAACTAATTTAAAAATATAATAATTAATAACATTTGTATCACCATTAGAATATTTATTATAATTTATTAAATACTCATTATACCAAGAATCATATTCATTTATTGTATTATAATTATCATGTTTAACTACAATAAATAATTCTTTAACTCTTGATGATAATTGTAAATCAATTTTCTCATAATTATTATTAATAATAATTGTTTGATATGGATAAATATTTTCAATTAATTGATATTGAATTTGTTTTAAATAATTTTGTGGAATCATTGAATATTCATAAAAATATGTTAATGTTGGTTGTACAATTTTTGTTAATTTGTAATCATATAAATTAATTAATTTATAAATATCTTCTATATGAAATTTAATTTTAATTTTATCTAATAAGTATATTGGTAAATTATTTTTAACATAAAAGAAATTTAATGGTAAATATAAAATATAATCATTATTTTCTCTTTTAATTTTTGTTATTTTATAAAAATGTTCCTGTTTAAATTTATTAATATAATGACTATGTAATATTTTCATTGTATCATAATCTAATTTTTCAATAATTTTATCATCAATATAAAATTCAATTAATTTAAATAATTTAAGTGTTAAATTGTCAACCCATTCAATATCCATATATTGAATATTATTTGATGTTGTTGTTATAGAAGTTTTAGTAAAAGTATTAAATCCAATATTTTTATAACTATTATTATTTATGTATATTTGTGAAAATTTATAATATAAAATATATTTATTTTCTGTAATATTATTTATATAATTAAAATCATTAATTGAATTATTTAATAAAATATAAATATTATTATCATCAATCTGTTCATTTAATATGGCTTTATTATAAATATTATCAATTTCACTAATGGTTACTGAAGACTTAAATAAAAAATCATGTGTATATATGTCTATTATACCAACTGTAATAATATTATTAGATCCAATTATAATTTCATAATTATTTTTATTTTTTTGATTTAATATAATTTCTGTTTTTATAAAATCATTATTATTTTTTATATAAATATATTTATTAAATATAATATTAGAATTAGTTAAGTTAATTTTATAAAAGTAATTATATTTAAATTCTTCATTATTTTTATTAAAAATATTAATTTCGGGAATTAATGATGATTTATTAAAATAATTATTATTAAATAATTGATATACTGTATATAATTTTTCCGTACCTGTACCACTTTTATAGATAATTTTAATATTACCTTTTATAAATAACCCAGTTGTATATAAAATTAAACTTTCAGTAACTGATGAAAAATATTGTGATAAATTACGAATTGTATTATTATCACTTATTATTATTTCATTTTTAAATTCAATTTTAAATAATTTATAATATTGAGGGATACTAATAATACTATTTGTTAAATTATATTTTTCAATTAAATAATTAATATTTGAATCTGTTGTATATATATATAATAAATCATTATTAGTTTCAATATTAACAATATTATTATTAATATAATATGTATTATCTTTATTAAAAATAAAATCATTTGGTATAGTTATTGTAATATATGTATCATAATATGTAATATTATGTAATAAATATTGATACTTAATTAACAATATAATATTATTAATTTCTGTTTTATCATAATCATTATTAATATAAATATTTGTATATGTTTTAGTAATACTATTAATTCCCCCATTATAATTATCAAATGTTATAATAAAATTATTTTTGTTTTTACCAGTAAAATTATAATTTAATAAATATAAATATTTTTTTTGACTTATAATTTTATTAATTTCAAAATATTCAGATTGTCTTATTCTATATTGTTGTATTAATTCTGTGCTAATTGGATTATTATTTTTACTATGATAAATTTCAAATATTTTATTTTTTATAATTTTTACACTAATTATATTTAGTAAATCATTTGAATAAATATTTTTATTAAAATCTTTAATATTTATTTCTTTATCAACAATAATATGTGATAAATATAAATATTTATTTGTAATTGTTAAAATATCAAAAAATCGAATAATTCTATATAATCTATTTTTTCGAATATTTAATCGTGAATTTATATAAAACATATTATTTATATCATCTTCAAATACTTCATATAATTCATTTTCAAATAAAATAAAAGTATTTGTTGATTCTGCTAAAAATATATATTGTGAATAATCTTTTAGATTATCAAATATTGTTTTATTATTTTCAAATTTTACTGATTTAAATTTAAATAAATCAATAGTTTTAATAATTTTATTATCTTCACTTATATTATTTGAAACAACTGTTATATTAATTAAATTATTACTAGGTATAATTGAATTTACTATAATTTTTTCATTATTATAATATAATTCACTATCTGTTGATATTTTAGCTGTTGTATCAATTGTAATATTATATAATTGTCCAATATTATTATATTCAATAATATTATATTTATTATTAACAATAACAGATATATTATCAGTAATAATTTCATTTGTATAAAATTGAATACTATTACTATATATATAAGTTTTACTTATTGTAATATCATTTGCATTAATATTATCAATTATAATATCATTACTATTATCAATACTATCATGTGTATTATCATCAAATTTAATATTAATATTATACAAGTTATCAGAGATTATACTATTATTATTTTTTTGTTTATCATAAAAAAATCGATTTCTTTTATAAATATTAATTAAATAATAACTATCTATTGTATTAATATTATCTTGAAATTCATTGTTAAATAATCGATATTCATAATAATTAAATAAAAAATCACTTGTATCTCCATATGTATTATATTTATTAATATTATTTGATAAATGTAAATTATAAAAATTATTATTTAATTTATTTAATTCATTATCTGTATCATTTATAAAAGTATTAAAGTTTTTATTAATTAAAAATTTTAATCCATTGTTATATTTATGATTAAATAAATCATTATAATTATTATCAATTGACAATTTATATAATTTTAATTCTTTAATATATTTTATAATTTGATGAATATTAATTCCATTAAGTGTTGCATTGCCATTATTTATAAAATTTGAAAATTCATTATTTATAGTAATTATATTTCTCGAAATTGTAACAATATTATTATTATTTATTGTAATATCAAATGGTAAATAATATTTTCGACTTCCATCATTATTAAATAAAGAATCATTTTCTAATACTCCATTTATATATTTACGTAAATCACCATTATAAAAAGTCCAATAAGTATCAGTAATAACAGATGAATTTTCTTCAATTATACCATATGTAATCATTAATTGTGTTAATTGATCTGAATATGTTAAAATACCATTATAATTATCAGGAGGACACATTAATATAAAATTTTCTTTATCATTATTAAATAAATAATTAATAATACCAGAAGCAATAAAATCATTTAATAATATAGTATAATATGAATAAATTGTATTAAAAAAATTACTGAAATTAATATCACCTAATATTATATTATAATTTGATGCTAATGAAATAATTTGATTATTAAAACTAGTTATATCACCCATCCATAAATCGGGTGGATATAAAGTTAAAAATAAATTAATATTATTATCATCTAATATATAATCATATATTGCTTTTTTAATAATATTAAAATCAGTTGAATAAAAAGAAATAATTTCGTTAACATATTTATAATAATCAATATTAATAGAAGTTGAAATATTTGTTATTTTATTTGTTATTTTCCAACTTTCAGAAATATTTTTAATAATATTATCAATATTATTCCAAAATCGTTCTTGATTAATTAAATCTGTTAATTGTTCAAATATAAATATTTCTAATTGTTGTAATTCTAATAATAAAGAATAATAATTATCTTTAATCGAATATGTATTTTTTAAAAATGTTTCAATATATATAATTTCGTCATCTGTAAAATAACTATTTGTGGTGACTTGTTTTATAATAGATGTACCATTAAATTGAATACTTATATTATTAATATATTGAACTAAATTACTATTATATAAACTTAACATTGACCAATTTGCCCAAGGTTTAATATTATTAGTAATTACATTCATATTCATTTGATTATTATTTAATATTTTAAAATATGTTGGTATACTAGATGAAATTTCTTTATTAGGACAATAATAATAATTATTTGTATTATTAAAATAACGATATAATTGGTAATTTTTTCCTTTATTATCTATTGTATATTTAATATCATTATAATAATAATATTGATATTTTTCATTAATATCATATTTTAAATCTGATAATTCATCTTTTGTTGTTATTTTATATTTATCATTATTAATATTAATTGATGTAATATTATTTGTATTATTTAAATAATATTTATCATCAAAAATATTAAATGTAACATTTGTATTATTATTATTTTTAAATGATAAAAAGTAATTATTATTTTCTTGAGTTAAATTTAAATTATTAATAATTTTATATTGATTATAAATATCTTTATCAAATACTGAATTTAACTCATTATTTAATTTAATATTTTTATCATAATAACTAATTTTCTTAATAGGAAATGTTTTATGTATACTTAATTTTGAAATAGGAATTTCAATTAATTTATTACCATATATATATACACTATTTATACTAGTTAAATTTATTGTATATGTTGTTTCATCTAATTCATAAATATCATTATTATTATATAATTTTTGATGTTTAAATAATTGAAAAACTTCTGATGTCAATCCTATTTTATATTTCCATTTTTGTATTGATTGTATATATTCAGGTTTATTTAAAAATTGAACATTACCATAAATTATATAAATTAATTCTTTTCTATTTGTATTAATTTCTCTATTTAAAATTGGTTTAACTGGTAATAATAATATATAATTATTATTTGTAATTCTAATTGGTATTATTCTATGTAAATAAAATGTTGATCTTATAATATTTTCAAATTTATTATTACTTTTTATTTTAATCATATTATTTATAATTTCAATATCCACATAATGAATAAATCGTGTATTATGATCTGATATTTCTTCAATAATAATATTATCTGTAATAAATGTATTTAAATCTTCAACTGTTAAATATATTGAAAAAGAATCAGAACCAATTGATGAACCATTATTAGTTTCATTTAATCTTACATAATTTTCAATATAAAATTTTTTATTAGTATTATCCCATAACGTTGAATTATTCTTTAATTCAATCAATCTACTTGATTTAGTCACATATGTATATTTCATATTATAATTATATTTATCAACTAGATTATCAACATATCCAATATCCATATTATTAATATTATTATAAAATAATAAATTAAAATTAATAGGAATAATATCATTATTTAAATTTGTATATTTTATATTTGGATAATTATAAAAAAAGTTATTACTTAATCTCATATTATTTGAATTCAAATGAATATTATTAACATTACCTGCACTAAATATTACTTCATAATAATTTTTTATAACTAATGGAAATTGTACTATTGTTTTATTTATATATAATTTATTATTAATAATTTTAATTACTTTAAATATTACATTATCAACTAATATATTTTGATAAAAATAATATTTTAAATTTAAAAAATTATAATCAAAATTATTTGTAAAATAAATATAATCTTCATCACTATTTATAGATAATTTCATTTTAATTCCTATTTCTTCATTATATGCAAAACTACTAAATTTATCTAATTCTGTACTATTTTCGTCATTTAATTGAAAACTATTTGTAAAATCAGTATAAAGATTAATATTATTAAAATCAAAAACACCAGTTATACCAGAATAATTAATTGAAGTTGTTTTATTATTTGTAACTTTATAAATACTTCCACTTATATTAATAAAACCATTATCAATATCATTACAAATATTATTATTTATTATAATTCTTTGTTGTATAAAAGGATTAATTGGAACATAAACATTAATAATTATATTCGACCATATTTGAAAATTATTTTCAAAGGTAATAATATTTTTATTAATATTTGTTATAATAAAATTATAAACATTTGGTGAAGGTGGTATTGCATCTGTATTAATTTCATAAACTAGTCTCATTCCAATTTCTAATTTTATACGATTAATATCATAATACCAATTGCCATTATTATACATAATATTAATATAACTACCTTTTTGTAGTGAAAATATTTTTTCATCTAATGGTTGATTATTTCGATCATAATATTTTGCAGTATTATAATTTTCAATATAAAAATCACCATCAATCATAGTTGTATATTTTTTTAATTCAAAATTATATTTAATATAATTATCATTAATAAGATTTTTATTATAATTATAATAATTACTTATTTTTCCAAAAGATAAATAATTTGTTTTATAATGATTATATATATTTGTTGTATTTGTATAAAATAAATTAAATTCTTGTAAATTATTAGTTATATTTGATGAAATTAATTTACAAATAAAACTATTATAATAATCTGAAAAATAATTAACAATAACAATATAATTATTTATTTTTATTATTTCTCCTCTTTCTAATTGTGTACTATCTGTATATATATACATTGTATCATCAATTAAATTAAAACTAAAACTTTTATTTATAAAAATACCAGTAAATGGATAAATATATAAATCTGCATTTGTAAAATTAAGTGGATTATCTAATGTAATATAATAATTATTATTATTATTAGTAATATTAATAATATTACGATAATATAAATTATCATTATTTATAAAAATAAGTGGTAAATAATTATATTTAATATAATTAATTAATTCTGAATCAATCAAAACACTATTATTACCAACAGAATTAATAATTACATTTCCAAAATATTCCCAAATATTTAAATTTGATTTTATAAATTTATTTGTATTTGTTTTAATTAACCAATCGTTTGAAACAATATAATCATTACTTGTTATATTATTTAATTCACCAAAAGTACTCACTCCCTTATCATATAAAATAAAACTAGTTAAATTTATTTGTGTTTTTGTTATTAAATTATTTGTATTATATGTAAAATAGGTTGAATCAATACTATTAAATGTATGTATTCCACCATTAATACTAATTATTTTATTACTACTTATATTTAAATATAATGGTTCATTCATATAATTACCATCAACAAGTAAACAAGATGTCATATAGATATTAGAAATAATAAAATGTAATATAATCTGTTCTCTATTAATTATACCATCTATTGTGGTTCTATAAACATCAAATATAATATCATAAATAGTATCAGTTTCAAGAGTATCAGTAGTTATTATATTAATTGACCAAATTAAATTACTATTTTTAGTAATATTAACATATGAATTACCACAAATAACATTTAATATATTACTTGTATGAACAGATGAAAATACTAATTTACGTAAAAATATACTTGTACTTGAAACACTACTAGTTGGTAATATATACATTGAATCATATTCAATTGTTTCATCATTATTATAAAATCCATAATTATAATATGTTTCAATATTAGTAATTACAATTGGTCTTTTATATTGTATTAATCCAACATTAATATTAATATCTGTATATATATATGGTTTATCAGAGCAATATACAATAATATTTGAAGTATTATAAATAACTTTAAGAATATTATATTTAATATTATTTAATTCAATAATTTGGTTAATATCAATTGGAATATTAATATTATTTATTGTAATTGTATTATGATAAGGATCATAATAAACAGTAGTTGTATATAATTTTTTATTAATATATAAATCACTATAAATTATAGTATCTGGTTTATTATTATTATTACTATAATATAATAAATAATTACCATCTGCAATCGTAATATTATTAATATCTTTAACTTGAAATTCAATATTATTTACACATAACCATCTATTTTCATTTTCAATAAAATTAACATCAGATAATGGATTATAAATATTTATATTTTGATTTTCAACAATTAATGGTGGTAATAATGATGATTGTACTTGTATAATAGATAAAGGCATATCAATAATATTTTGAGTATAATAAGGAACTTTTAAAAAAGTATATCCAAGTAAATATATATTATCATTGTAATCTTGTTCTGGTATTTGTTCTTTTGTTAGTTTAATACTACCATCACTATAATAATCATATGAAGTATTTACAATATAATTTGTATAAGTTAATACATCTGAAATATAAATATTATAATTATTACTTTTAATAATATTTAAATTTAATATATTAAAATAACTAATAAAAGTGAAATTATTAATATTTCCAAATAATATTTTATTTTTAATATTATTAATAATTATATTATTGTCATCTAATGTTAATTTTAAATATATATTAATTGAGTTATTTAATAATAATTGTTTAGTTGATAATATTTCTAAATATGAACCATTAAATTTCCCATAACATATTATATTATTAATTTTAATATAATAATTATCTGTTGTATTAAAATATAAATTTAAATTATCACAACTAATTTTATTATAAAAAAATGTATTATATACAGTACATAAATATTCTTTAATGTTTATTGTAGGTGTCAATGATAAAACATTTGAATGAATACCATTTAATTCTAAAAAGTTAAAACTATTAATATCTTCATAATTAATATATTGTTCTGGTACTGAACTAGATTCAATTGCATAATTATAATTATTTCGTGGCATATAAAAAGTAATATTTTCCAATGTGTTATTATTTGTTAAAAATGTCATTTCAATATCATTACCACTATTTTTTATACTTAATGGATAATAAATTCCATTAATACCTTTATTAAAATCACTTGTTGGTGTACCTTGTACATAATATTGATAATTATTATCTGATAATCTATAATATAAAACATGATTATTTATAACAATAATATTTATATCTTCATTATATTTATTTTCTAATAATATTTTATTATCTTTAACTTTAATATAACCTAAAATATCATATTTACTTTTTTGAATTTGAGATTCAATAAAATGATTATTTGAATTAAAATAACTAATATCATCATTTGTTAATATAGTATTTTCAATTGTATTATTAATATTAATTTGACTATATTCTATATTTATTTTTTTATTTTCATAATAATGATCAAAAGTAATATCAGTATGAGATAAATTAAAATAATTATCAATTGATAAATCTAAAAATGGATTAGATGTATATAAATCAATTTTTGTTTTATTTATATTATATAATTTTTTAACATAATTATGATTCATTTCATCTTGAATTATAATATTATTATTATTATTTTGACTATTTACAATTTTATTAATTGATAAATTATTAATACAATATTTAATTTGATTTTTAATAAAAGTACTGGTATTTTCTAAATATTTATGAACATTATTACTAATTTTGATTTTACTATAATAAGACGCCCATGGTAATCTAGTTATTTTTTGTTTTGATCTATTTGTTCTTTTAAGTAAAATTTCTAAAATTGAAAATTCAGTTTCAAATGTAAAACCATTATGATCAGTATAACTATATAAATTAATATTAATTGGAGAATATATATCAAAATCAATTAGATTAAAATTTTCAAAATCTAATGTATATGTTTCAAAATATCCACCAGTTATATATTTATTTAATTTGATACAATTTTTATATATTTGAGAAACGGTTGAACCATAATCAATTGTATTATTTAATTGAAATAATTTTGATAAATATATTTTTGTATATTCATAATTAATATTTTCAATATTATCAATTATATATCCTTTCCATCCTGAAAAATATTTATTAAATTTATTAATAATAATAGTTTCAATATTATTAATATAATTTAAATTATTTAAATTAACAATATCAAATACTGCACTATGTATTTCATTTGGTCTTGATTTAAATATACCTGTTGAAGTATAATAATCAACATCTCTTAATATTTGTTCACTATTTGAGTCATATAAATTATAAATTAATTTATTATTCAAATAACTATATTGTGTACTAAAATATTCAGTTTTACTATTATCAATAACATTATGAAAAACATATAATGGTATATTATTATCTTGTGTTTGCATTTTTATTAACATTGGTTTTTGATAAAAATAATCTGTAATAATTAATGATGTATATGCATTTGTTAATGACCCATAATATGCCATATTTGGATAATATGTATTATCGAATACTTGTAATGTTAAATTTTCAATATTTAAATCACCAATATCATTATTAATTATTATAAATTTTATATAATTAGTTGTTATATCTTCAATTTTACAATTATATTTATAACTATTATTACTATTTATTTTATACGTATTTGTTGTTTTTAATATTGATATATTATTTGTATATGCTAATGATGTTTTACTTAAATATAAATATGGAAAAGAATGTAATAATGAATATTCACAATTAGTTAATGAATTTATTATTATTTCAGTAATTGGTAATTTAATAATATCTAAACATATTTCATCATACTTTTCAATATTTATTTTTAAATCAATTAATATATTTATATTTGATAAATCATAATATATACCATTTTCTGATAATACTACTTCACGTGTTTCAATATCATCAATAATTTCTTCAATATTTTGTTCTAATTCTTCAATATAAATGGCTCTACCTACATGTGGTTTATATTTAATAATAGCATATATATTTTTTATTAAACTTGGATTAATTTTTTTATTAATTTTAACATAATATTCAACATAATTATTATTAAAAACTGTATTATTTATTAATCTTATTACTTCAATAATATTAATATTTAAATTTAATTTTTGAGCAATTTGTTTTGATATATAATATTTATTTTCTCTATAATTCGAATCCCATATATATTGTACATCAGGTTGTGTTATAATATATGTTAATTTTATAATTGTATAATTTGGATTATTATATTTTGTTGTTAAATACATTTTATCATATACATTATCAATAATTGGTCCTGAATAATATATTTTTTTATTATCTATAAAATTATTTATATTTTTATGTTTATCATATAAAATATATCTATTTGTATTATTTCTTTTTCCAATATTTACTTCATTACGATTATGATGATAATATAATGGTATTTGTATAATTGTAACTTCTTTTAATGTAAAATTTAAAATATTATTATTAAATATATTAGACATATTAATATATAAAACTAAATATTGATCATTTAATTCATACTTATTAATATTATAATTTTTATTATTATATAATAATGAAAATTTTGTTAATGTTTCTTTAAAATAATAATAATTAAATTTTGATTTTAATATTTTAATACTTGTATTAGTTATTATTGTATTTTTTATTAATATATCATATTCTGTTACATTTTTATAATTATGAAATGCATCAGTTTCATCTCTTTCATTATATGTTGATCCAATTGATAAATTATTATTACTATGATAACCATAAGCAGTGACAGAACGTATTTTACATTCACTTAACATGTTATTATCAATTGCAAAATAACCAATAAAATGTCTTTTATTAAATAATTCATGAATACTTTCCTTAATATAATTTTTAGTCATCATTAATTGTGTATCAATATTATAATAAAATAAATGTCCTTTAAAATTACTATAAACTGAACTATTTAATTGTGGGTATTTAAAATGCCTATAAAAAAAATAAGAAACAAATTTATTATGTAAAAATCGAATAAATGTTTTATTATAAAATATATCATTTGATTTTATATCTTCAATAAACTCACGTAAACATAATAAATATATATTATATAAATCTTGTGGGTATTCATTAATATTATATAAATATTTATAATTATCAATATAATATTTTTTATCTTCATAAAAATCACTACCATCTCCATCAATATAATTAATTTCTAAACTTTCATCTGTTGAATTAAAACGATCTTTATAAACTTGTAACTCAATATAAAGTTCTTTTATTTGTTCAGATGTTAATTTTAATTTGTTAAATATTGAAGAAATTATATTTTCTGATAAATAATAACCTTCTTTAACTGAATAAAATAATGGTACATTATTATTATCATCATATTCTAAATTGTATAAATTATTTTTAATATTATTATTAAAATTATTTGAATTATGATTATCATTTATAATAAAATCTGCAATTGGTTCATTTTCTGTATTATCTGTTGTAAAAAATAATGCTATTTCTAATTGTAAATAATTTCCTGTTGGATCATCTAATATTATTTTATAATAATCACCACTTTTTGTTATTATACCTTGAATATGATCTTCTGTTCTAATTGTCATATTTGTTGAAATTTTAAAAGGTAATAATTGATTAATTAATGGTTCACCATTACTATCATTTACAAGTGTCCATTCTGGATAATATTTTTTTATCCAAGATGTATATGAAGTAGTATAATTATTTATATTTTGTATATAATTTATTCCATTATTATTTAAATTTGATAATATAAATTTATATTCATTTTCAATTTCAACAATATTATATTTTTTATAATAAGTTATTGTATTTTGTTTTTCAGAATATAAATTTAATAATGTATATTGTAAAACTAAACTATTTTTTACAATTGTATCTATTATAAATTGTAATAAATCTTTATTAAAACTATTATTATTATAAAATAAATATGATTTATAGCAATCATTATTACTTATAATTATCGAATCATTTAAATTATTTTTAATATTACTTAAAAATTCAAAATTATTAATATCAATATTTACAATATTTAGATCACTGTTATTTATAAAATTATTAAATAAATATTCTATTTCATTATTTATAATATTATGATATTTTGTTAAATCATCATAATGATTTATATGTTGATAATGTGTAAATAAAAATGATTTTATTTTATTTTCCATATAATTATCAAAACTATTTGGTAATAATAATGATTGATGATATTGTTTATTTTCTAAATTATTATTTAATAAATTTAAATAATATTTATCATAATTATTACTAAATGTCATAAATAAAGGTAATATTGTACTTATATATTTTATATTATTGAAACTTGCAAAAAATATATCTGTATCACCTGAAATATTATAACTAATTATATCATCAAAATATTTATCAATTTTTTTAAAATTAATTTTATTTAATTTATAATTAATATTATTTTTTAAAATAAATTCTGGTATTAAATAATATTTATTATTATTTAAAAATAAATAAGTTAAATGATTATCATATAATATTTTATTTATAACATTATTTTGTGTTGATACATTGGATTTTATTATATTTTCTTTAAACATTTGAAAATATGGTATTTTTATTTTAACATAATTATTTCCTAAATAATGAATATTATTTGGTATGTCAATAGTTATATTTTCATTCCATTTTATTTTTAATTCTTGTATTTTATCATATTTTTTATAAAATGGTTCAGTTTCAATATAATTCGAATGAAATAAAGATTCTGTCGCATTATTATTTTCAAAAGTCCCCAATTCTGTTATTATTGATGTCATTGTTAATATTAACAATTAATAGAATATTTCTTTTTATAAATATATTTAATGTATCAAATAAAAATAATTAGTTTAAATAATTGTCCATACTCTATGGCTGTTGAAGAATTATTAAAAAATATTAAAAATAAAATCATTCAAAGAGTTACTATTCACACAAAAAATAATTATAAAACAAATAAAATAAATACATTTCCACAAATTTATATTAAAAATAAAAATAAAACAATGCTTTTAGGAGGATATTCAGATATAAAGGAAATATATGATATTTTATCAAATCATAATAATTTAGATCAAATTATAAAATATTTGAAAAAAAAATATTCACATTTTGATAGAAAAATATTATTAAGAATAATTAAAATTTTTTATTAATTTTATATACGATCTAATCGTGTTTTATTACAAAATATTAGTTTTAATATAATATTAAATGCTTTGGGAGCTAAAATATTAAAATATATTTTTTATTCAAAAGGTCTTTAAAGATACAATATATGAATCATGATATTTTCACATTTTGATAGAAATAATTAAAATTTTTATTAGTCTTATATATACTATCTAGTCATATTTTATTAAAAAATATTAGTTTTAATATAATATTAAATGCCTTGGGAGCTAAAATATTAAAACATATTTTTTATTCAAAAGGTCCTTAAAGATACCTTTTGAATAATATTTTTATATTTTTATATTTTAAACTTGGATAGTTTATTTTTATCATTTTTAATTATATTTTCTTTTATTTCTTTTTTTATCCAATATTTTTTCATTTCTGGTGTCATAAATTTTATATATATATCGTCTCCCAAAAGCATGTCTATATATATATATAGATATTTAAACCATTTAATATCAATTTTTATAAAAATTGATATTAAATGGTTTAAATATATTATTTATTTATTATTTAATGTTTTTAGTAGATAAATACTATCATGATTCTAATACTATTGCGTGTCATCAAGATATTTTAAATAAAATATTAGATTCTTTTGATTCACATAAACAAATTTTTAATAATTTAAATACTATTTCTAAATCGAGAGAAGAAACAATTAAAACTTTGAATTTTTTAAAATATTCATCTTGGCAATATTCAAATTTCCAGCATTTACTTGTATATGGTCCTGAAGGTAATGGTAAAGAATTTATTGTTAAAAAATTATTAGATAAAATCTATGGTGAGAAGGGTACACGATTACAAGATATAGAATATACAATTAATAGTTATGGTAATACAAAAACAACAGTTGTAATTAAACAAAGTAAATACCATATTGTTATTAAACCCAATAATAATGGTTTTGATAAATATTTAATACAAGAAATATTACAAGAATATGCAAAAACAAATATATTAACTATTTGTAAAAATGTTAAATTATTTAAAACTGTTGTTATTGACAAGATTGATAATTTATCATATTATGCACAAGCAAGTTTAAGAAGAACTATGGAAAAATACGCAAATACGTGTAAATTTATTTTTATTAGTAATCAATTATCTAAAATTATTGAACCATTAAAAAGTCGTAGTTTATTAGTTCGTGTACCATTACCAAATAATATTCAAATGTTAAATATTATTTTAAATATTTCTAAACAAGAAAATATTGAATTATCTCAAAAAGATATTCAAAATATAATTTTAAATAGTGATAATAATATTAATCGAGTTATTTGGTTATTAGAGTATAAAAAAAATAATTTTGATAATATGAATAATTGGGAATCATATTTAGATAAATTAATAGATATTATATTTAAACCTATTCAAAATAATAATGATATTAAAGAATTAATTAAAACAATTAGAGAATATTTTTATATATTATATATTTCAAATATTAAATATAATATTATTATTAGAAAATTAATGTCAAAGATTATATTAAAAATTACAGATTATAATAAAATATATAATATTATAAATTTAACATCTAAATATGAAAATAGAGGCAGAGAAGGTTCACGTTATATTGTTCATATTGAAACATATATTTTAAATATTGTTAAAATTATAAATTTTTCTGGTTAAGTTTTATTTCTATATTATTATATAATGAGTTATATAGCTGATAAAATTAATTTATTACATAGTTATGTTTATTTACAAGAACATAATAATAATAAACTGAATATTATTAAATTAGATAAAATATCTATTAATGATATTAAAATTACACAAAATAGTGATAATTATAATGATGTTATTACCGAATTATTTTCTGGTAAAATGAAAGAAATTTATTTTAATAATAATATTTTAGTACTTAAAAGATATAATGATGATAATTTACCAATTTCTTTACATATTAGTGCATATGATGAAGATAAAGATAATGATAATATTGAGAATTTTAATAATAACGATTCATTAATATCTTATATTTTATCACAACTTGTTTTAAATGGTCAAACTAAAGGTATTTTATTACCAATTATTAATATTGATGTTAATTATCAACAAGTTCATGATGTTTTAACAAAATTTAGCGGTAATGATATATTTATGAAATCACAATTATTATCTATTAGAGTTAAAGAAAATTTTTTTAAATCAATGACACTGGATGAATATTTATCTTCAAATAAATGTGATTTAAAAAAATTATTATTTCAAGTAATACATACATTAGTTGTTATTAATAATAAATTTCCAAATTTTAGTCATAATAAATTAAAACCAAAAAATATTATGGTTTATCTTAAAAAAGATAATAATGGTTATGACAAATTTTCTTTTAAGAATACAGATTATTTTATTCCAGATAATAATTTTATTATTAAATTAACTAATTTTAATTATTCATCTATTCCTGGATATTTTAATACAGATAAACAAAATATTAATGATATTGAATATTTTATTAATAAACTAATTAAAATTATTGATTTTGAGCCTTGTGATGAAGAAACAGAAAAATTTATTAAATCAATATTAAAATCTAATAATCTTAATTTAATTGATTTAATTAATCATTCTTATTTTAATGAATATAAACAAAAAATAAAACTTAAAAATGAAAAAAATAATAATTATATTTATGGTACTAGACAAAATGGTGGTGGACAAAAATTTATAAAAAAATCATATATTTCACAAAAAAATACTCCATTTATTTCTAATGAAAATAGAAGAGTTTATGATATGAATAAAAAAAAGGTTAAAAAATCTCATCCACCACAAGTTCTTTCAAAAACAATTGAAACTGTTAATCCCCATTATAGACCAAAATTTAAATCTAAGAGTCTTAGTGGTGAAACACATTATGTTCCACAAGGTAAAATACATCGAATGAAAAAACCTAACCAAAATAATTCACAATCATCTAATAGTTCTAATATATCACCTAATAATTCTTATAAATTATCTAATAGTTCTGATAAATCATCTAATAATATTAAAAAATCATATAATAATAAATATAAAAATAAATATGATTCATCACATTCAAACTCACCAAAATCAAATGATAATAGTATGTCTATTAGAAAACCACATTATGATAAATATGAAAATAAATATGAAAATAAATATGATTCATCACATTCAAACTCGCCAAAATCAAATGATAATAGTATGTCTATTAGAAAACCACATTATGATAAATATGAAAATAAATATGATTCATCACATTCAAACTCTTCAAAAAAAACA